GCGTCGCCGAACGCGATGGTGCCGATGCCGAGCCCGCCGAGCCGCACGAAATCCATATGCGATGCGCCTTGCACGCGGCCGCTCAGCAAGAAGGGCGCGTAACGTGGCGCTGGTGGTCGAGGATGGCAGCGGCCTCCCGAACGCTGAGGCATACATCAGCGCGGCCGATGCTGACGCGTACTTCGCTGCCCGAAACAATTCGACGTGGGCCGCCATCCCTGACCAGGCGACCAAAGAGGCGTATTTGCGCCAGGGGTGCGAGTGGATGGAGGCGCGTTACCGCTGGCAGGGCGTTCGCGCCACGACAGTAACATGCGGCTCATTCTGGGAGCCCACGACCTCAACCACGCCGCAGGCGCTTTCCTGGCCACGGAAGCGCGTCATTATCGATGGCGTTCTATTGCCGTACACCGCTGTTCCCCTGGCGATCGTACGCGCGAATGCTGAGCTGGCGTTGCGCGCATCAACGGGTGAGCTTGCGCCGGACGAAACGGCGCAGGTCTTGCGCGAGACCATCGGCCCGATCACGACGGAATACCAGCCTGGCCACCGCCAGGCGCCATTCTTCGCGCAGGTTGAAGCGATGCTTGCGCCATACACGGTAGGCGGCAGCGGTTGCGCGGTGATTCGCGCATGAGTGAGCTTACATTCTCCTACGCGCGGACAGCCACTTCAGCGACGCGCATGCTGCAGCGCTACGGCGCACCGTGCACGATCAAGCACACGAACCTGGGCGCATACGATCCAGCGAGCGGCACAGCCGCATCCAACGTTACCAACACGCAAAGCTACTGCGCCGTATTTGCGATGCCGCAAAAGTACATCAACGGCACCCTTGTCCTGCAGGGCGACCAGCAAGCGTATTGCGCGGCCGGCGCGGTCATCCGGCAGGGCGACACGCTCAATTGTCGCGACTCATTCACGGGCGAGTACCGGGACTTTCAAGTCATCGACGTGAAGCCCGTGAGCCCCGCCGGCGTGCCCGTGCTGTTTGTGGCGCACATTCGTGGCTAGCAACGGCGAGTCATTCTCGCTGTCGTTGCATGCCTTCGCAAAGAAAGCGCCCGAGCAAGCGCGGAACGTCGTGCGCAAAGTATCCATTGACCTGCTGTCAGCGACAGTCCTTCGAACGCCAGTGGGCAATCCTGAGCTGTGGGCAGTGAATCGCATCGCGCGCAACTACAACGCGCAGGTTGCAGACCACAACGCAAATCTGCGGCTCGACCCGGCCAACCTGACCAAAGACGGCCGACTGAAGCCCGGACGCAAGTTGAACGATGGCATGGACATCGTAGCGCCGAAGGGGTACGTGGGCGGCCGACTGCGTGCCAACTGGTTCGTGTCGCTGATAGCCCCCACCGAGATAACGACCGACATCACCGACGCAAACGGCTCGCAGACCATTGCGAACGGAGTGGAAGTGATAGGCCAGGGCGGAAACGACGGCGACATCTTCATCACAAACAGCCTCCCGTACGCGATCCCTATCGAGTATGGGCACAGCGGCGTGCAGGCGCCGGAAGGGATGGTGCGCGTGACCGTGGCCGAATTTCAGCAGTACGTACAAGACGCGGTTGCATCGCGCAATGAGTAATCAAGCCATCCGGCAATTGCTGGACTCGCGCTTGCAGGCGTGGGCGCAAGCTCAGCAGCCGGCGCTGGCGGGTGCGTGGGAGAACGTCCCATTCACCCCCACCCCTGGCGCCGCGTACCTGCGTCCATTCCTCCTTCCTGCGCGCACGGCCGCGGCCGACCTCTCCGGTGTACTCAGCACCTGGCGCGGCGTGTACCAGGTGGATGTCGTCACACCCATCAACGCCGGCCCCGGTGCAGCCGACGCCATCGCCGACCACCTTGCGGCCTTGTTTCCCGCTTTCCTTCGATTGGTGGGTGGCGACGTCGTGCTGCAGGTTACGTCGCCAGCTGCCGCCGCCAGGGGCGTACAGGACGCGAACGGTTACACCGTGCCGGTGTCGTTTCAGTACCGCGCCGATTCGATCACTTAAACCGCCCACACGGGCACAACAGAGGTAAGTCAACATGGGCGTTTCCGTACCCAATGGCGCGACTGTATCCATCGCAAACGGCTACAGCGCTTCCGTCAACGTCACAGCCATCTCGAATGCCAAGCCGGCGGTGGCCACCGCCGCCGGCCATACCTTCACTGAAGGCCAGTTCGTCGAGATCACGTCGGGGTGGGCCGCCCTGAGCAACAAGATCGTGCGAGTCGGCGCTGTCACGGCAAACACTTTCGAGCTTGAAGACTACGACACCACGCTGCTGACGAAGTACCCGGCGGGCAATGGTGGCGGCTCCGCGCGCAGCATTTCGGGCTGGACGCCCATTTCGCAGATCATCAACACCACGTCGAGCGGTGGCGATCAGCAGTTCCTGAACTACCAGTTCCTGGAGTCGTCGAGTGAATCGCGCATCCCAACGATCAAGAACGCCGCGGGCCTGGCGCTGAACATCGCCGATGACACCACGCAAGCGGGCTATGCGCTTTGCGATACGGCCGATTCCGACCGCCTGCCGCGTGCGATCAAGATCGACCTGCCGAGCGGCGCGCACATTCTGTACGACACCTATGTGTCCCTGAACAAGACGCCCACGCTGACCATCAACCAGCTGATGGCGCTGCAGGTCACGCTGTCGTTCTTGAACGAGCCGGTGCGCTACGCGTCGTAATCGGCGCGGTAGCTGACTTTCCCCTCAAGGCCCGGTCGCTCCGGGCCTTTCTTTTTTTGATTTTGGGATAACCCGATGGCAAAGCTGAACCTGAAACCCGACCCGACCTTCAATGGAAAGGTGAAGATTCCTGTTGCGGGCAAAGAGCCCGCCGAGGTGATGTTCACGTTCAAGCATCGATCGCGCGAAGACGTGCTCACGTGGCTGCAGGAAGCCCGGCAGCGCAGCGATACCGATACCGTGATGGACATGGTTGTGGGTTGGGATCTGGACGACGAGTTCAATCGCGACAATGTGGAGCTGTTGTGCTCGAACTATGCCGGCGCCGGACGCGCGATCATCGAGAAGTACCTGGCCGAGCTGCGCGGAGAGCGGGAAAAAAACTAATCAGCGTCGCCAGGGCGATCTATGAGCGCGGACCCACCGAGGCGGAATTGTCCGCTCTCGGCTTCCGGCCCGAAGATTTTGTGAACGCGGTAGATGTGTGGCCTGACAACCTGCAGGCCGCCAACGTGTTCATAGCAATGGCGACGCAATGGCGCGTCGGCTTTGGCGGCGCGGTAGGGCTGGATTACAACGTGTTGCCATCGGTTTTTCGCCTTATCGGCGTGCCGCGTGCGCAGTGGTCAGACACATTTGAGTGCATTCGCGTGATGGAAGGTGAGGCCCTCAAGGTCATGGGTGAACAGAGCAATGGCTGATATCGCGTCGCTTGGCATACAAGTTACAACGGACGGCGTGCAGCAGGCGCAATCCGACCTCGACAAACTTGCGGCAACCGGAGACAAGGCCGCGGCATCAACGGACAAGCTGCGGGAGTCATCGCAGAAGTCGGCGCAAACGCTTCGGGATACGTCGGCGCTCAAAGCTCAACAGGACGCACTCTCCAAGCTTATTGGCCAGATCGACCCCACAGTAGCGGCCTTCGCCAAGCTCGACCAGCAACAGGCGAAGCTTGCTGCATTCAGGGTGGCCGGTGCGATCAGCGCCGACGATTTCAAGGCGTACAGTGTGGCGATCGACACGGCGCGCGCGTCGGTTGGTAGCGCCGCCGCGGCAGTCGAAAAGTTCACCCTGAACAACGCTGCTGCGCGCCGGGAGCTGGGCTATCTCGTCAAGGATATGGCGACTGGCCAGTGGGGCCGCTTCGACCAGAGCCTGGCGACGCTCGTTACCCGCAGCGGCTTGCTGCAAGTTGCGTTCAGCGCGACAGGTGTCGCTATCGCCGGCCTGGTGGCCGAGGGCCTGATATTCGCCACTGCCGCAAATGATGCGGCGAGCGCGCAGAACAAATTCAATCAGGCACTCGCGAAGACCGGAGACTACGCCGGTGTATCGACGCAGGGGATTTCAAAGCTTGCTTCGCAGGTCGCCGGCGCAAGCGGCAACCTGACGCTCGCAAACGAGGTATTGACCGCGCTGGCGGCGAACGGAAAGGTGACAAGCACGTCGCTGCTTGCGCTTGGCCAGGCGGCCTTCGATATGGCGCAGCTGACCGGCGAGAACGCCGACAAGGCCGCGGCATCTGTTGCGCAAATGTTCGACGGCACAGCGAAGAGCGCGGAAAAGGCGAACGAGCAATATCATTTTCTCACGATTGAGATTTACGACCAGATCGCTGCGCTTGAAAAGCAGGGTGACACGCAAAAGGCTGTCGAGGTAGCGGCTACCGCGTTCCATGACGCAATATCGCCGCGACTCGATCAGATGAACAGCCAGGTGACTGGCATCGCCGCGTCGTGGGACAAGGTCAAGGCGGCGTTTAGTGGTTTCTGGGAGCAGTTCAAGACGGGCGCTTCGCTCATCAGCGGCACGGCCGACTTGCAGAGCCAGATTTACTCCCTTCAGGGACAGAAGGACGCGGCGCAAAATCACGACTACAGCACGGTAGGCAAGATTCGCAACATGTTTTTCGGATCGTCGCTTGTCGATCGATTCGATAGTTCGTTTGCGCAGTGGTCGCCTGACGACGAGAGAAAGCTGCAGGACCTGCAGGCGCAGCTTTCAAAGAAGATGCAAGATGCGGATGCCGCTGCGCAGTCGCAGCAAGTGCAGGATGCCGGCATCGCTGGCCAAGCCGCTCTCAATGGCTACCTCAAGAAGTACGAAAGCACAGAACAGCAGCGGCAGGATCAGATCGTCGCGATCCACAACGCGGCGAACAAGGCCATTGCCGCCGCGCTGGCCAAGGGCGACCAAGCGTTGGCCGACCAGATCATGCAGCAGGAAGCCACCGCGGACGCGGAGGCGCGCGCGTCTTGGGCCAAGAAGGGCCGCAAGGCCGATCCCATGGCCCAGCTCACCGGCCTGACCGACAAGGCTATTACGCAGGACTTGATGCCGAACGATGCAAGTTCGGCGCAAAACAAGTTGCTCGATGAGCAGGTCAAGAAGCTGCAGGCGATCGCGGACGCCGGCGCCAAGGCTATCGAAAAGGGCGCGAGCCTAGCTCAAGTACAGGGTGAGGTGGCTACGGGCGTAGCCGCAACGAATGACTACTACAGCAAGCAAGCTGACATTCTGCAGCAAAAGGATATCGCTGCCATGGCCGCCTACCAGGCTGCGCTCGACAAGCAAAACGATGCGCTACAACGAAACGTCGATGCTCAAGTCATGCAGGTGAGCCTCGGCGACAAAGAGTATCAGCGTCAGCAACAGATCAATCAAATCTACCTTCAGAACGCCGATGCGGTGACGAAGCTGCAGGCGCAGCGTAGCGCGCCCGGTGCGGACACCAACCTCATCGACCAGCAGATCGCTGCGCAGCAGGCAAACATGGCGAAACAAGTCGCCATCGTGAAGAACGGATATGCGCAGATCGACGCGGTGCAAGGCGAGTGGGAGAACGGCGCCAAGAAGGCTTTTGCAAATTTCATTGACCAAGGCCAGAACGTTGCTGGTCTCACGGAAAACTTTTTCACGAGCGCGTTCAACAGTATGACGAACGCGATAAGCAATTTCGCCACAACAGGTAAGCTCAACTTCAAGAGCTTGTTTTCGTCGATCTTGGGTGACCTGGCGCAAATGGAGGCGCGCGTCGCCGAATCGCAAATTCTATCGAGCATCTTGAGTGCATTCGGCGGCGGCGTCAGCTATGGCGGCGGCTCCGGCGCGGCGACTGGCACCGGCTCGTTTAGCGGCTTCGGATCGAGTGGCACGCTCACAACAACGGTTAATGCAAAGGGCGGCGTCTACGACTCGCCTAGCTTGTCCGCGTTCTCCGGCCAGATCGTGGATAAACCTACGATGTTCGCGTTCGCCAACGGCGCTGGCCTAATGGGCGAGGCTGGCCCCGAAGCAATCCTCCCCCTGTCGCGTGGTGGCGATGGTCGGCTTGGCGTTCGCGCAGGTGGCGGTGGCGGCGGCATCAGTATTTCGCAGTCGTTCTCTTTCGACTCCAACGGGAACGGCGCCGGCAACACCACATCGAACGGCAGCAACGCAGACACGGCGCGCCAGCTAGGCGACAAGATGAAAGAGATTTCCCGCAACGCAATCGTTGCCGAAATGCGGCCGGGTGGCTTGATTTGGAGGATGCAGAATGGCGGCTGATGAGTTCACGTGGCCGATCGCGACGCAGCCCACAGGAACCGAAACGGCGGCCGTTAAAAGCGCCCAGTTCGGCGACAACTATGAGCAGGTCGCACAAGACGGCATCAACAATCTGTCGAACATCTGGCCCATCACGGTAAGCGGCCCGTCGTCAATCGTTATCGCCGCGCGCGACTTTCTTCGTGCGCAAGCTGGCGCTTCTTTCCTATGGACGCCTCCCAAGGATGTGCAGGGAAGGTATCGCGCCTTGCAATGGTCGCTGCAGCCGATGGGTGGCGATGCATACATCCTCACAGCAACTTTAAAGCAGGCGTTTTCGCCGTGACTGTTTACGCAGATATTCAAAAACTTGAACCTGGCGCAATGGTCGAGCTGTTCGACACTGATATGCGGCCGATCACCGGAGGCGGCGCCGGTGACGTGCTTCACTACCACGGATACACGCAAGTTGGCTCGATATGGTGGCAGGGCACGGAGTACAAGCCGTGGCCGATTGATGCAGAAGGCTTCGTGCTTTCAACTGACCAGCCGCCCGTGCCCAAGTTGAGCTTCGGCAACGTGGACGGCTCCATCACCGCCTTGTGCCTTGCCTACCAGGGCTTGGCCGGTGCCATCGTCAAGCGGCATCGAACCTTCGGCCGATATTTGGACGCGGCCAACTTCCCGGACGGTAATCCCACCGCAGACCCCACTCAGGAATTTCCCCCGGACGTCTGGTTTATCGAGCGCAAGGCGAGCGAAACGAAAGAGGTGGTGCAGTTCGAACTGTCGTCGGCGCTCGACTTTGGCCAGCAGCAGTTGCCGGCCGGGCTGATCGTCGCCAATTCTTGCCGGTGGCTTTCGCGCGGCGGCTACCGCGGGCCATATTGCGGATACACCGGCGGCCCTGTCGCCAAAGCCGACGACACGCCCACGACTGACCCGGCGCTGGATGCGTGCGGCGGCCGCCTGTCGTCGTGCAAGCTGCGGTTCGGGGAGAACAACCAGCTGCCTTATGGCGGCTTTCCGGCGGCGAACTTGCTCGCATGACAGCGCCTGAGACTCTCGCCGCGGTTCACGCGCATGCGCTGGCCGATTACCCGCGCGAGGCGTGCGGACTGGTGGTAATCGTCAAGGGGCGCGAACGGTATTTGCGATGCCGCAATAACGCGGCAACGCCGAGCGATCATTTCGTGCTTGATCCGGGAGATTACGCAGCAGCCGAGGATGCTGGTGAGATTGTCGCGATCGTCCACAGCCACCCCGATGTGCCGTCGCGGCCGAGCGAGGGCGATCGCGTAGCGTGCGAAGCCTCTGGCTTGCCCTGGCTGATCGTCTCTGTGATGCCGGGGCCGGTCATCGCCGAGCAAACGCAGATCGCTCCCAGTGGCTACCAGGCGCCGCTGGTTGGGCGAAGCTTCCACCATGGCATTCTCGATTGCTGGTCGCTGTGCCGGGACTGGTACGCGCAGGAAATGGGCGTGCAGCTACCCAACCCAGCACGGCCGGACAACTGGTGGGACGACGGACGCTCGGACCTGTATAGCGCTGACGCGTTTCAAGCTGCTGGATTCACGCCGGTGTTGCTCGCGGACATTCAGCGGGGCGACCTGATCTTGATGCAGATTCGAAGCCGCAACCTCGTTCCGAATCATGCCGGCATCTATCTAGGCGGTGGATTGATGCTGCACCATATGCACGGAAGGTTGTCAAGCCGCGACGTCTTCGGCGGCTATTGGCTTGAAAACACGCGTGCAGTCATGCGATACACTGGGGTGACAGAGAAGTAGGGGGATTCATGCGAAAGGGACTGTGCTTCGCGCCGGCGCTTGCCGCCGCACTGCTTGCCGCTTGCTCCACGTCGCCGGTGTCTGAATCGAAGGCGCGGCAGGCGCAGCCTGACCACGTGTTTGCGTACCAGACCGCGAATGGCGCGCACGGCGACGTCACCATCACGCGCGACTCCGGAATGATGGGTGCGGGCTGCCTTCTGTCGGTGTTCGTGAATGGCACGGAGGCAGCGAAGCTCGGCACGTCCGAAAAAGTGACACTGCAACTCGCGCCCGGTCGCTGGAACCTTGGTGCCGGCTACACTTCGGCGATCTGCGGCGGCGCGAGCAGCCGGCGCGCGGTGCAAGTCGCCGTCGAAGCCGGCGACCATCTGCACTACCGTCTGGCCACGACGCAAGACGATTTGAGCATCGTCGCAACCGATTAAAAGAACCGTATTGCTGATCCAGTAAGCCCGCCATGTGCGGGCTTTTTTATTTCCCGGATTCGACCATGACGCAACTCCGCACGATCAGGCTGTATGGGCAGCTTGGCGCAAAGTTCGGCCGTGTCTATCGCTTCGCGCTCGACTCCAATACGCCCGCCGAAGCAATGGCCGCGCTGCGCGCCCAGGTGCCTGGATTAACGGCCTATCTCGCGAACGCAAAAAACCACGGCGTAACGTTCGCGGTGTTCGCCGGCAAGCGCAACCTCACCGCAGAGCAGCTTAGCGAGCCGAGCGGGAGCGATGACATTCGCATAGCGCCTGTACTGATCGGCAGCAAGAACGGCGGCATCTTTCAAACGATTCTCGGCGCTGTCTTGGTTGTCGTAGGCGCGTACTTTCACATCACGCCACTGGTCAGTGTAGGCATCTCGCTCATGGCCGGCGGCGTGGCGCAGTTGCTGTCGCCGCAGCCCAAGGGCGTGAAAGGCGGCAGCGCGACCAACCAGCCCAGTTATGTGTTCAACGGCGCAGTGAACACCCAGGCGCAAGGCAACCCGGTTCCCTACCTATTCGGCCGAATGATCGTCGGAAGCGCGGTCGCATCGGCCGGCATTCACGCCGAAGACTACGCGCCCGCAACGCCTGGTGTCGGGCCTGGTGTTGCGAATGGCAGCACAGTCAAAAACTTCTATCAACAGGCATAAGCAGCATGCAGCAGGCACTGATTCAAGGCGCAAAGGGCGGCGATTCAAGTACGCGAGCGCCCGTAGAGTCGGCGGACAGTCTGCGCTCCATCGCATATTTTCGCATCCTCGACCTGATTAGCGAGGGAGAAATAGGCGGCCTGGTTAATGGTCTGCAGTCGATATACCTCGACAAAACGCCGCTCGCCAACAATGACGGCTCACTCAATTTCAAAAACGTGCAGGTTGTCACGCGCAACGGCACGCAAGACCAGACGTACATTCCAGGCTATCCAGCGGTCGAGAACCAAACGACAGTCAACGTCGAATTGCGGTCGGACGCGCCGTGGGTGCATTCGCTGACGAACCTGCAGCTATCCGCGGTGGGCATCATGCTGGAGGTCAACGGCCTCTCGCAGACAAATACAAGCAATGGCGATATCACCGGTTACACCATTGCGTACATCATCGAAGTTCAAACGGATGGCGGCGCGTACCAAACGGCCTACACCGGCTCGTTTACAGGAAAAACCACCACAACCTATCAGCGCTCGCATCGCATTGATTTGCCGGCCGCGCAAATTGGCTGGAATGTTCGCGTTACGCGACTTACCGCCAACGCACACAGCTCCTACATCAATGATACGACCACCGTCAGCAGTTACACGGAAATCATTGACGCAAAGCTCGCGTACCCGAACAGCGCGCTTGTGGCAATTTCTGGCGATGCGTCGCAGTTCACCAACGTCCCGGCGCGCGCGTACGACATGTGGGGCCGCATTGTCCAGGTTCCGAGCAACTACGATCCGCTCGCGCGCACGTACGCAGGGGTGTGGGACGGAACCTTCAAGCTGGCATGGACAGACAATCCGGCGTGGGCGTTCTATGACCTTGCGCTGCACCTGCGCTATGGCCTTGGCAACCTGATCACCGCAGCACAGATAAACAAGTGGTGGCTTTACAGCATTGCGCAATACTGCGATGAGATGGTCCCGGATGGGATGGGCGGGATGGAGCCACGCTTTACCTGCAACATCTTCCTGCAGACGACAGCCGACGCCTACAAGGTGCTGAGCGATATCGCCAGCGTGTTTCGCGGTATCTCGTACTGGGGCGCCGGCGCGATCAATACGTCCGCCGACATGCCACAGGACCCGGTGTACGTCTATACCGCTGCCAACGTCATCGAGGGGCTGTTTACCTATTCGGACAGCGCCCGCAAGACTCGCTACACGACTGCGCAGGTCACATGGAACGACCCGCGCAATTTCTACCTGCCTACAGTCGAGTACGTGCAGAACGATGCCGCGCTCGCGCGCTACGGCATCCAGCCGGTGTCTATCACCGCGTTTGGATGCACATCGCAAGGACAGGCGCAGCGAGCCGGGCAATGGGTGCTGCTGACGTCTCAGCTTGAGACGGACACGGTAGTGTTTAAGGTTGGCCTTGACGGCATCATTGCGGCGCCCGGCCAGATCATTCGCGTACAGGACCCGAGCCGCGCAGGGAAGCGCCAAGGCGGCCGCATATCGGCGGTTGTCGCCGGGGCGGGCACGACCATCATTACGGTTGACCGTGCGCCGGATGCGATCGCAATCGGCGACAGCCTAACGGTGGTACTGCCCACGGGCGTGTCTGAAACGCAGACCGTGAAAGCCATCAACGGGAACGCGATTACGTGCGCACCTTTCTCAACATTGCCTGCCGTGCAATCGGTGTGGGTATCGGAAAGCGCAACGCTTGAAGCGCAGACTTTCCGCGTGATATCCGTATCTGAGGACAAGTCTGACACGGATATCAGCTTCACCATCACGGCAGTGGAGCACAACACAAGCAAGTTCGACGCGATCGATAACGGAACGATCATCCAGATTCCGCCCATCAGCTCGCTGCCGTCGAGCATCCAAGGACCAGTCGCAAGCGTCACGTTGAGCGGCAACGTCGTCGTAGCGCAGGGCATAGCGAACAATGTTCTGACGATAGCGTGGCCAGCAGCCACTGGCGCCGCGCAATATCAGGTGAAATGGAGAAAGGACAATGGCGACTGGGTAAACGCCGGCACAGTTGCAAGCACGTCTTGCGATGTGCAGGGGATTTACACCGGTAATTACCAAGCGCGCGTTTGCGCCATCAGCCCGGGAAACGTGGTTTCTGTGCCCACGCTCTCGGCCGTAACGCCAATCCAAGGCAAGACGGGCGCGCCGCCTTCACTCACCTTCTTGACGGCCAAGTCGCTCGTGTTTGGAATTGCTCTGCAGTGGGGATTTCCGCCGGTGGCGGAAGATTCGCAGCGCACCGAAATCTGGTATTCGCAGTCGCCAGACATCGCGACTGCCTCAAAGCTCGGGGACTTTGCCTACCCACAGAACAGCAACCAGATGCTTGGCCTGGCTGCTGGCGTCTCGTTCTTCTTCTGGGGGCGCATCGTCGATAAGACGGGCAACATTGGCCCTTGGTATCCCACCGGCGCCGGCGTCAACGGCCAGGCGAGCAGCGACGCAACTACCATTCTGAGTTACCTCGGCGGCCAGATCGGCGAAACGCAGCTCGCGCAGGACCTGCTTGGGCCGATCAAGGCAATCACGCCTGACATGGCCGGCGATCCTTCCATCTTCGCCGGCGACACCACGAAATACGCAGGCGTCTGGAGCCAACTGTACGCCCAGCAAGACGGCGACAACGCGCTGGCCAAGCAAATCGACACGGTTGCAGCGTCAACCGCCGGATTTGGCGCGCTGGTGCAAACCGAAACGCAGGCACGCATCGATGGAGACAGCGCGCTCGCGTCCCAAGTAACCACGGTGCAGGCGACCGCGGGCAACGCGCAAGCGCTTGCACAAACCGCCGCGACAACGGCCGCGAACGTCAACGGTAGCGTGTCTGCCTCCTACCAGATCAAAGTCCAAATCGACCCAGGCACTGGTAAATACTATGCCGCGGGCATGGCTATTGGCGTCGACAACTCCACGGGCATTGCTCAGTCGCAGATTTTGTTTCAGGCCGATCGCTTCGCGCTCATCGGCACCGCAAATGGGAACATCGCAAGCCCCTTCGTAATCCAGAATGGCCAGACGTTCATAAACCAAGCCTTCATCGGTAGCGGCTGGATTACCAATGCGATGATCGGGAACCAGATCGAATCTACGTCTGTGAACGCTGCTGGGTTGCCAACTTGGGAAATCAACAAGACCGGCACTCGCTATGTGCGCGGTGATCAATTCACGATCACCGAAGACTCGAACGGTTGGCGCATGACCAACTCGGGAGGCGTGGTAGTCATCGAAATGGGCGTACTCAGCTAATGGCCATGTATGGCCTGAGAACTAGGCACCCAGTTACCGGTGCCGTACTGAGCGATCCCACTACTGGTTTGACTCGGGTGGTTGGCTCCGTGTATGTGTCCGCAAACAGCGCAGGATTCCTCGACGTTCCGGCTTTCTCAAGCGGAACACCATTTGCAGTAGGGTACGCGGGCGGCGTGCCGAATATTGGTTCAAGCCAGACCTACCCAGTGCACAGCATCAGCGGCACACGTCTTAGCTGGAACAGTGCGCCGTTGCCTACGACAATTGTTTATGGCGTGTACGCGGGTAATACCTCTGGCAAAACGGGGGCAGGGGCCGCGGCTGTGCGGTTCTACAACCAAAATTTCGCGACGCAGATAGATAGCTTTTACGTGAACCATTGTGTGCTCACGTCTGGCGCACTCAACATCCCCGCTAACGGCAGTTTCGCCATCACCATAGCGGCAACTTCGCCACTCGTTGCGTATCGGGGCACGTACCTAGTTACGGTGCTTCAGCAAGTAAAGAACGGGAACGGAACTTGGACGCTAACCATCGGTGCGGGACCATATGGTGCCGTTGGAACGTATTACATATTTGACGTGGTGTCCGCATCATCTCAGATGTTTGCCACGCCCGTTGGTTTGCGTATTCGCAACCCGGCGAACAACGCCGTGGTCTTCGACAGCCGCATGAAATACATGCGCGTTGTCCAGATTGGTGATAACGCAGCCGATGGAGGCGTACCGGCGAACCTATACACCACTGCGCTCAATCGCGACGGCCTAGCAGCAATTGTAGATCCGGGTCTTTGGTTCAATGAGACCACGCGCGAAAGCGAGGACCAGAACGGAAACCCGATCTTCACCGACGTGTACAGCCCCTATTTCGTTGGAGCTGGCGTCAATGGCACCACGCTAACTGAGGGCTCTGTTTCCGTAGGCAGTGAGTCCCCTGTCATTCCGGGCAACTCGCAAACGGGGCAAACGATCCTCGTTGACGTAACCAACTACTGAGGCATTCATGGCACAGCAACATCTCAACTTCGGTACGGCCCCAGCCGGTACCGATGGCGACACCCTGCGGACTGCGCTCGGGAAAGTCGAATCGAACACCACTGAGCTTTATGCAAACGTTGCTTCAAACGTGGCAGCGATCTCTGCAAATACATCGTCGATAGGCGCCAATGCGACCGCGCTTGGCGTTTTATACGGCTTCAAGAATAAAGCCATCAACGGAAACTTCGATATTTGGAAGCGCGGCACGACGTTAGTTATTGCTGCGGGTGGCATCGGATACATTGCCGATCGTTTTAACAATCAAAGCTTTGGTGGAACTTCGGCTAACGTTTCGCAGCAAGCCTTTCTGCCTGGGCAGACAGCCGTTCCAAATAACCCGCAGTTTTTTATTCGCCATGTCGTTACCAGTGTGGCAGGCGCTGCGAACGGATATCGCATGCAGCAAAAGATCGAAGGGGTTGCTAGATTATCTGGTAAAACCATTACGGTTTCTTTCTGGGGTAAGGCTGATGCAAACCGTAACATGTGCCTTCAAACAACGCAGTCGTTCGGAACAGGAGGGTCTCCATCGGCAAATAATGAAATCGTCGGAACGACATGCGCACTTACTACTGCTTGGCAAAAATTTTCCGTAACCGTAGTTGTGCCTAGCATTCTTGGTAAGACGCTAGGCACAAACAATAATGATGCGTTTGTTATTCAATTCTGGTTTGATGCAGGATCGAACCAAAACGCATTGACGAATAATCTCGGACAGCAATCAGGTACGTTCGATATCGCTCAGGTGCAGGTGGAAGAAGGTGCCTTTGCTACAACGTTCGACATCAGGCCAATCGGTATCGAGTGGCTCTTGTGTTCGAGGTATTGCAACGTATTTAACATGAGCGCGGGTGTTGCATTTGCCGTTGGCGTTCAATATAGCTCTACAAATTCATTTATAATGCTGAACGTTATAACGGATATGCGTGCATCTCCATCTATGACTATAACTGGTGGAGGAATAGGGTGGACTGGCGATGGCACCACCAATGCGAGCAATCCTGTAATAAACACCAGCAACGCCACATTTAATCAGTTTGCCTTGGTGTTTACGATTAGTGGTGCGACAGTTGGGCGCGCAGGATATGCGTCTGCGAAGACTGGTGGTGCTGTTATTATTCTCGATGCGGAACTTTGAGCATGAGCGATTACCAATTACTCAATAGTCCCGGTTGTATCATTCGTTTGTCCGACGGTGCATGCATCCCCGCAGACGAAAGCAATCGCGATTATGAAGCCTATCTCGATTGGTGCGCGGCCGGCGGTATTCCCGTCCCTGCGCCACTTGTTACCGTTAACGACATCATAGGCGAGTTCCTGCCTCAGCTTCAGGCCTGGCTCGATGGTGTTGCAAAGCAGAACGGCTATGACAGCTCGTTGTCCTGCATTTCGTACCTCGACTGCACGGTGGCGCAATGGGCGGCTGATGCTGCGGCCATGAAGGCCTATCGTGCCGCACTCTGGACATGGGCATACGCGCAGCAAGTGACGCTCGATGCAATGACGCCCGAGCAGCTTGCGGCAATCACAGTTGACCAGATCATCGCGCAGGCGCCAAAGGCTTCGGATTATGGTTGGGTCGTGCATGCCACGCCGGCTGCTTCCGCGGCCGCAACGTCAGCCCCCGCCGCCTCGCCGGCTACCGCCTGATCGACCTCAGCCGTTTCGAGCGATCCACCACCCCAATTCGTCGATCGAAGCATCCCAGCCTGGACGAACAAGCGGTTTTTCCCGTGGTGGCCGCTCTTTGGCCGTGCCCCAGCTATAGCCCATTGGCTGGACCGAGATGCGCCGCCAGTTGAAGCACGTCCAGCGTTCTAGCTGTTGGATTGCGCGATACCGACTGCCGTACGTCGCATCGAAGTTCGGCGTGCCGTCCCGCCCGCGCGGAAAGATCGACACCGCCCACTGCCCGGTCGGTCGCTTGGACACTTTCCCAAAAGTCACGCTCAGGGTTGGTGAGCTCAGGCGCGCATGCCAGGTGTCCATGAAGAAGTTGCCTTCGATCCAGAGGCGTTCCCATTCGATGGTGACTGCAGCCGTCGGATGGCCGCCGCGGGCGCCGGGCTCAAGGATGCGTCGGATGGTGGTGCGCTGTTCGAAATCCATGCCGGCAGGGTAGGCCGAGCCCGTCTCACGCCGCGGGAGCGGCCGTGCCATGATGTCCGTCCCGGCCCACGGAGCCAGGCCATGTGCTACTCGGCCCAAATCTACGCGGACTTCAGGAAGTACGAACGGTTGGGCGGCATGCTCGACCTTGGTGCCTTCGTGAAGATGTTCTGGGAGCGCAAGAAGAGCGGGGACTGGGTGCGCAAGGTGCCCAAGGCGATGCGGGATTCCTTCGCCAATCCGCGCAACGCCGGCGAGGCCGAGCTCAACGCCATAGCGATCGAGGCCGACCGCGCCGCGGCCGTGGCCCTCGAGAAAGAGATCGCCGAGCAGACCGAGCGCCTGGCCAAGGCCCAGGCCATCCTGGCTTCACCCAAACCCACCAAGAAAGCTGAAACCGACCAGCGTGTCGCCACGAACAAGATCGCCGCCGCCAAGGCGAAGCTGACCGAGCTGGGCCGCGCTGCGAATGCCGACGGCCTCGGCCGCATCTGGCCAGGGTCATATTGCCCGGTCCTGATCCGCGACCATGCCACGGGCGAGCGCCTGATCGTGCCGATGCGCTACCGCTGCCGGCTCTACGGCTGGACGGCCAAGGAAGAGGCGCTGAAGCCGGGGACTTACAATGCCAGGCGCGACAAGCTGTCGACGGTCTGGAAAAAGCTCTTCGGCTACAACCACGGCATCGTCGTGGCCAGCCGCTTCTATGAGTCGGTCAGCCTGCACCGCCTACAGCAGCGCGAGCTGGCGCCAGGCGAGAAAGACATCAGTGTTGAGATTCAGTTTGAGCCAGAGCCCAAGCAAGACCTGTTGCTAGCGTGCCTCTGGCGCTACGTCGAGCCGGCCGAGGATGATGAAGGGGAGGGCTTCTATTCCTTCGCCATTGTCACCAGGGACCCGCCGCCGGAGGTTCAGGCTGCCGGACACGATAGGTGCGTGATTGCTATCCGGCCCGAGAACCTGAACACGTGGCTTGATCCCGATCCCAGCAATCTGGCTGCTTCCTGCGCGATCTTGGACGACCCCGTCGACGCCTACTATCAACATGAGTTGGTAACCAACGAGTCTGAGGGGCGTGACCTGTAAGCATTAGCAAAGCGATCCGGGCAATTGCTCATGGTCCTATCGCGCTAAGTCACTGATTAACAGGTTAAAAGTCTTTCATCGTTTCGGCTTTCGTAGAACTACATCGAGCTAGCTAGACGATTTCCAGTGCCTTGTGATGTTTTAATTCAACGTGGCTAGTTGATTTCTGTTCCGCGACTGGAGTAGGATTCATCCTGCCACCACGTGGGTGGCGACCTACAATTCGGACACTAGGCAAATCACTTCGAGACCCAAAGGGGCAAGCATGAGTAACGCTCTCACTCCATTAGGCAAAGAGCTCAGGAAGCTGCGTATTGACGCGCTGGAGCGTATTGCCGACCTGGCTCGGGCACTGCGTTGCACGGCGTCATTTATCAGTGCAGTAGAACTGGGGAAGCGCTCCCCTCCTGAAGACTTCTTGCAAGGCATCGTTCATCACTACAACTTGGATGCTGCAGCAGAGGCGCGGTTACGAAATTTGGCCGCGCTATCGACTACAGCTGTTCGAATCGACTTAACGGAGGGCACCAGCGATAGATCACGAGAATTGGCGGTAGCTTTTGCGCGCGCATTTCCCACGATCGATAGCGAGAAGGCAGCAAAGCTACTTGAAACGTTAACTTGGCCAAATAACCAGAAAGGGCAAAAACGATGACAGGCTTTCGCCGGCGCGTGCCAGGTCGTAGGCGTGCTGATATCAGCACGCACGCGAACCTGCTCCGCAATCATTTTTCACTTATTGCAGGTGACAGTCCCGACGCCTTCCCGGTCGTCGAGTACGTAGAGTTTGTGTTGCCGCAGGTGATGGACGACTTCGTGCTGGAGATCGTCGACGACCATGAAATGCCGGGAATGGAAGGGGCAACCTGGCCAGACAAGCTGCATATGAAATTGCCGCGGTCCGTCTACGAGAGGGCTGCGGCAAATGACGGCCGCGCACGATTTACGGTTAGCCACGAGTTGGGGCATCTCCTTCTCCATCAGGGGGTGCCCTTTTTTCGAGAGACGCACCAGTCGCAGACGATTGCCCCCTATGAATGTTCAGAGTGGCAAGCAAACGAATTTGCAGCGTCCCTACTGATGCCCGAAGAAGTCGTCAAGGCTTGCGGGTCAGTCCGGGACATTATGGAGCGCTGCGGCGTCTCGCAGACTGCAGCAGTAAACCGGTTGAAGGTTCTAAAAATGGTAAAGCCACGTGGCTGGTAACCACGTGGCCCTAGGTTTCGACGATTGGAAGGCGTCGAACTTGTTTCTGGAGCACTGTCAGGTGCGGCCCCGAGTGTACGGTCGCATGCCTCCTAGAAGCAAGAAAAATCATCTTCCTGGAGGAGGTGTTATGTATCCGTCCGATTAATGTGAAGGCAGCCCCTAAAGGGTTCAAGTGGGTATTCTGTCGCTTCCGTCGCGTACGCAACTCGAAAAAGGTGCTTGACGCGTGGGACTACGGCTACACCGCCTGGGCCTTTTTGGTGCGTTGTTAATTGAAGAAGCCTCACTCCCGCGCCGACACTCCGACGCGGGAGTGACACATGCTCTCGCACATCACTCCGGCGATCGCGTTGACTGCTTTGCGCGTAAAACCTGCCATCGATGCCGCATTGATACGTAGCAAATTACCCCTTTTTGCGTAAATCGATGTGCGCCAACTATCTGAAAAGTAAAAAAATCGGGATTGACTGTTAATCAGGGGGTCGTTGGTTCGAGTCCAACTTCGGGCGCCAGATATATCAAGGGCTTGCGAGCTTCGCAGGCCCTTTTTATTTGGGCGCGTATAAAAACACGTATAAAATTAACCGATATCAGTCACTTCTCCGGCGGGTTCGACCAGGGGGACTTCATGGTCGTAGCGATGGACCATGCGTCGTTCTACGTGACCACTAGCTTGCTGCTTCTTGTCAGGCGTGCCTTCTGTATCCGTGATTCCGCGGTGCTTGAGCCCATGTAGACCGAAGCGCTCTGCATCTGTGATAAGTTTGGCTTCCATCGCGATTTCAATGCCGCGTGCCCATGCGCTCTTGAGTGCTTCCTTCGAAACACGTGCACCATCTTCGGCGATGATCAACGGCCGATCTTCAGCGCGAAGTGGTACGGGTCTTCGCCTTTTCGCCCATATTGCATTCCGCCTTTGCACTAAAAAGTCCCATGCCTCGCGTAATGCAGGAATCCAGCGGGTGACGTTGTCGCGACTCCCCTTTACGCGATCGACATAGATGCCCTCCTGCAATGCATCAGCATCCGACAACTTACGTACTTCGACGTTACGCATGCGGCAGCGGTAAGCAATTTCCGCGACCGCCCATAAGTAGGGCGACAGCGACCCTTTACGTCGACTGGGAAGGGTTCCACGACGCCGCCAAAGCGCGATGACTGCACGCATGGTGACGAGCTCTGGCATGCGGGGATCCGCTCGTTCGGTGGCGGCTTCTACCCCCGATGCCGGATTCTCATTGCTAAAGCCGCGGTTGATTCCCCACTCGAATGCGCGTGACAGGTAGCGCAAGACGTGATTTGCCTTAGATGGTGTTGGCTTCGGATAACTACCGTCACGTGCCCGTTCGCCCTTTGCTAGCTCGTCAATGAGCTTTTGCACTATGGGCCGAGTGATGCGCTTGCGATTGAGCTTTGCAAAGGGCACACCTAGCTTTGTCTGGAAAGTCTGAACCACGCGTCGGCAATATCGATAATCATCCCGGGTTGCTTCCTTCAAGGCTTTGAACTTATCGGACTGTTCAAATTGCTCGAGCATGTAATCGAGCATTTGCTCGTCCAATCCCGACAATTCGTCAGCGATGCGGAACAAGTCCGACAGAAGTGCTGTCTTGTCGGCAATTTTTTTGCTCCGGGACTTGCCGTCGACATAAATCGTGTACCAAAAATGCCGTTGACGGTGCCAATAGACGCCGTTAGGGATCTTCGCCTGATCAATATGTCGTGGAATAGTAGGGTCGTATTTACGCTTCCTGCCGCGAGTCATAGGATGTCCGGGCTGTACGCTACATCATTGCGTGCTTCCGCAATTCCCAGCGAAGCGTTTACCGCTTGAATCGTCGTCCATGGACCATTGGCTCCATCCTTGAGAGCGATACCCTGTCGACGTGCCCATCTACGCACTGCGGCTTCCGTGCGTTTGCCCGAAAGCGTACGAAGTAGCTCAGCATCAACGATATGATGGTTCTTGTTCATGAGGCTCTTTTCTCCCTGTTTTGCTTTTTAGTTTTTTGCCGATGAAGTCAGCTGTTCATTCGGGCCGCGCTGAAACACCCAGCATTTGACGGTGCGGCCCTTGGTGAGGTCGGTGTTGTCGTGAAGCCAGATGGCGCTGTTGACGGCCTTCATGTCTACGAATTTGCGCAAGCGCGACGAGCGCAAGTGCTTTTTGAGATCGGCCAGCGAGGGTACTTCCAGGCGATGCTGCGCCGCGGTTTGCTCGAAGTGATTGAGGTTGACCGCGATCTCGTGCGGGTTGCGGCTGTGGTTGAGCGTCGCCATCGCGCCGTTCCACGTATCGAGATAGTCGAAGCGCTCCCAGAAGTTCTGCACTACTTTGTGGTCGCTGCTGATGGAGGCCTGGCGCTCGACGGCCATGCCCCGCACTTCGCGCAGTACTGCGTCCTTTTGTTCGTCCGTAAGCGTGACGACGTGCGACAGCGCATCGAACACTGCGAGCAACTGGCCGTGGTTCTTGGCGATACGTGTGGTCTTGATCTCCGGATGTTCCAACAGCGCGTGCTCGTGCTGGGGCGCATTGGCCAGGATGGTCTCCATCACCTTGGCTTCCGCGCGGGTGGCCAGCAGCAAGAAGTGGCTCACCGCATCCACCGGCGTCTGTTCCAGCTTGAGCGCCGCCGCACGCGTCTGCGCGGTATGCGCCGAGCGATCCACCGTGATATGGCAGATGCGCTGCATGATCGCCTCGCTGGCCTCCACCTTGGCGTTCTGCGAAATCACCACCGTGGCGCGGAAGGGCGGCTCGCGCGTCTCATTGCCGGAGTTCTTCACGCCCGTCGCGCGCACGCTGCGGCCGTTGTAGGCGGTCTTCAGCTCGTCCCAGTCAAAGCGCTTCTTGGCGTCGTCGTCGCGATCGCTCTCGATCAGCACCACCGGCAGGTTCGAGACCTGCGCGAAGTTGCGCGCGCGAGCCGCATGCGTGGACTTGGATGGGTCAAAGCCTTCGTAGTCGCGCCGCCCGAACAGCTTCCACATGAATTCGATCAGCGTGGACTTGCCGGCGCCGGCCTCGCCCACCAGTTCCAGGAAGGGGTAGCTCTTTTGCGCCTGGCGGATTTGCTCGGCAAACACGCTCCCGAACCAGAAAGCGAGGGCGACCAGGCCCTTGGCGCCAAAGCACTGCCACACCAGATCGAGCCACTCCGCGCGGTATTCGCGTCGGTCGCGGTTGATCGAGAGCTGCGGCGACTGGCTCAGCGTCTTGAGGTTGAGCTTGCCCAGCTCGAAGTAGTCCTCGTCGTTGAGCGTGTGCACCACGCCGTCCTTGATGGCGATGTCGCCCATGACATAGACGCTGTGCTCCTTGCTGTACCCCACGAAGTCGATCGTCTCGACCGTTTTGATGTTGAACAATTGGCGCTGGATGATGCGATCGAGCTGCTGGCTGGTGCCGGTGAACACGGCACCGGGCGCGATGCTCAAGAGGCGCTTCTTGAACTCGCTCGCGCTGGCCAGGCTGCTGCCGGCGAAGGTGTTCTTCACCGCGCCGCCGCCATGCGGGAAGGTGACGCGGTAGTAGTACCAGGACTCGTCGGTGACGGTGTTGGCCTGGTAGTACAGCGGCTGAGGGTTGCAGTTGGCGATCTCCACGTTCTCGCAGGCTTCCACCAGCGCCTGGTCGCGGCGTTCCTGCTCGTCCTGGTCGGGGTCTTTCTCCTCCAGCTGCTGCATTGCTTTGTCCAGCGCCCGGATGTCCAGGTCGAACCAGTACAGGCGATCGGCGAAGTCGTAGAAGAACGTCGCCATGCCGGTACGGCGGTAGATCAGCCGGGCCTTGTCGGCATGGTTGCGCGCGATCAGCAGCGACCCCTGGTACCGGTATTCGTCGATATCGTTCGGCGTCAGCTTGTCGGCCAGATGCAGGTCGTTCCAGTCTTGCTTGGCCTTGGCGGTCTGCGGGATCGTGGCGGCCTCGCACTTCCAGCCGTCCTTGCGGGCGCGCTTGACCCAGCGCTGCGTGTAGTCACGACCGGCGGCGTCGCCGTCCAAGGCCCACACCAGGGTCGGCAGGGCGCCTGCGCGCTGCGCACGCAACCTGGCCAGGAACGCGTCCGGGTAGTTGTTGCAGCTCATGGCCGACACGGCATCGATGCCGTGATGACCGAGCGCGACCGCATCGAAGATGCCTTCCACGATCCAGAGCGTGTCGAGGGTGGCCAGCTTCTCGGCCGGGACGGTCGGCGATATCCACACCTCGCCCGCGTAGCGCTTGCCTGGTGCAAAGCGCGCTTTCATCTTGCCGAAGCGGTGCGCGCGATCGATCAGGCGTTCCCAGTAGCCGCCGCCGGGCAGCGCGAAGCGCACGGTGGCCGAGGTCGCGCCGCTGTCCAGGTCCTTGAACCATTCTTGCGTGTACGTGCCTTGCACGCGCGCCAGGTTGAAGCCGCGCGCATTCTTCAGATAGGCATCGGCCGCGGCGTGCGGGTGGTCGTCGGTCTTGCTGTAGCGTTCGGACCAGTCCTCGAAGAGATCGGGAAACAGGTCTTTCGCTGAGGCTTCGTAACCGCAGTTCTTCAAGCGACCGCAGCGAATCACCCACGGCGCGCCGGCGTTGGCGTACAGCTCCGGCTTGCCGCAATCGGGGCACTTGCCGCCGCGCAAATACTCCTTCTTGGCCTTGAAGCCGAATTGGTGAATCAGCTCGCGCGTGATATCGGCGAGCAGCTCAGTGCTCATGGCGTAGCGCGGTGCACTCATGCGCCGTCCTCGCCGGGCACTGCATCGACGTGCGGGGCTGCCAGCCAGAAGGCCGCATGCGGCCCGCAGGCCGCGCCCATGCGGCGCATCACGTCACAACCGGTGCCCAGGTAGGTGCGGTCGGCGGCGTCGCCGTCCCCGTGATCGTCCTCGTCGCACGCCGCGGGCGGTGCGCAATCCGGCGGCAGCCGGCACAGGTGGATGTCACCGCCCAGTTCCGCCGGCTGGGTGTGGAAGACACAGGTGAGGCACGAGCGTTCGGCGGGCGTCATGCCGCGCGCTCCTGTCGCAGGGCGACGCGCTCGGCGGCGGTGGCGGCCTGGCTCAGGCGTGCATGCACGGTGCGGAGCAGTTCGTATACGTCGCCGTGATCGATCATGCCGTGCGCAAGGGCGGCGGACAGGCCGGCCGCGGCGGCGAGCAGCGCTCCGGTGGCGGCGTGTAGATCGGCGAAGACGGCTTCGAGGCGCGGCCCGTGCGGGGCAGGTGTGACGCGCAGGCAAGCGCATGCGGCACGGTAGGGTGCAGACATTGGGCGGTTCCTGTATCGGGTTGAGCCCGTCACCCCGCTGCTAAACAGGGTGACGGACGGCGCGGGGTTAGCAGACCGGAGATACAGGAACCCGGCAGGCCCGAAGGCCTCCCCGCGCCGCCCGCCATAAAGCGAACCGCGCTGCGCGCAAGCGTGCGCCGACTGCGGGCGATAAAAAAGCGCCGACATCAGCCGATGGGCGCGTGTGCGCCTGTATCCGTTCGGGCTGCTAAACCCGGTCACCGATTGGGCGGCGACGGCCGAAGCATCCCTCCGTGGGAGGCGAGGTGTCAACGCTTGTTCGGGTGGTGTCGTCATCATCAGGCAAGCCGTGTCCGTGCCGGCTGCACCCGGCCGCCGGCGAAGGAAAAAGAAAGGGGAAAGGGGTTAGGACGTTGCGGCTAGATCAGCCGGCACGCCGTCCGCATTGCTGGGTGATGCGAGCCGCGTCGTGGCCGGGTTCGTGCTGCATCCTGACCACCTGCAACACGTCGCTCGCCGTCAAGGCATACGCGTGCCCGGTGGTCGGATCGACCACCCGCACCACGTAGGAGGTGCTGCGGCTGATGTCGAAGTAGGCGGGAACGTGTTTGGCTTGCAGCTCGGCCAGGGCATGCATGGCGTAGTGCTGCGCGGCTCTTTCGGTGATGCCGGCGGTGACCATCAGGTGCGCGCAGCACCGTTTGATGAGCTGTTCGCTGTCCAGATGCTCGGCCTGGTGCGCGACGATGAAGCGCGTGGCGCTGTGGATCAGCATCCCCGTGTGGGTGTGGTCGTGCGCGTGAGAGAACGCCATAAGAACCCCTGCAGTCAGTTGAGCGCCATCGGTGCGTAGTGGGAACCTGCCGCACCGGAACACGGTGGCGCAGGGGTTGGGTCGGTGGTTGGCTGCGTCGCCGGTGCCACGACGATGTCGTTGGCGCGGCGCGCCACGATAGGCAAGGACACTAGGGCATCCGGGATCAAGCTCGGCACCAGGGTGCGAACGATCCCCAGCTGCGCCACGCAGCGGTGACTGCAATCGACATTCATGCAGTCGAAGTAGATTTCACGCACCAGGGTGCTCAGTTGCCGGGAGGTGATCGTGCGCATGCGCGCGTGGCAGTGCGGGCAGGCGATGGTGTTGCGCGGGGCTGTCATATCCGTTTAGTCCTCATACACCGCTTCTACGCTTACCTAGCGTCAAGACCACCGAGGGCGGTCCTGCATTGATGGCGATGCGCCTGGCCTTCGAGATACACCTGAAGGACGTAGGCCGCGTCGGTCTGGTTCTCGGCGGCATCCAGCACCTTGCAGCGCGCCAGGTGTTCGGGATCGAGACCGATCGGAATGCGCTTTCGTTTTGTCGTGCCACGCGGCGCATACATCCGCGGGCGGTAACCAGGAGAGTTCTTCATGGCGATGGGGTACGATGCCGATCCGTTACACAATTCGAACGATATTGCACAAAATGTGAAAACGCAAGTAATTGCGGTCGGGGATTCCACATTTTGTGTCGGGGAGCGACTCATGGATGTCAACGACATCATCCAGCGCATGCGCCAGGTCTACGGGGCCAAGAACGATTCGGCGCTGGCCGCAGCCTTGAATCTGGCCGTCAGTGCACCGAGCAACTGGCGTCAGCGCAATAGCCCGCCGTTTGGGATTTGTGCGGGCATCGCCATGGAAAAAGGGGTTTCGCTCGATTGGCTGATTTTTGGGATCGGCGACATGTGGCTAGGGAGAAGGACGCAAGCACCACACGATCCCGCCCCCACAGAAACCCCGCGTGCCGGGAGCCCGGCCGCCGACCGTCTCTCGCAATTCGTGTATTGGTGGCACGTCAGCCGTTCACAGGATGAGATGATCTGGCTGGAGCAGCAGTTCAAACGGGCTATACCGGAGTACGGCGAATGGTTGACGACTTTGACACCTGTGACATCGAATTGAGCTCGCGGCGCGGCACCGATTGAGCTGCAAGGCCAGCGCCTTTTGATTATGGCTATCTGCCCCAGGCCTGCTCCCAGATAAGATTTTACGAAAGCTGTCGTGATCAGCCCATGCAGCTATGACGCAGCATCGGAAGGGCGTGTAAGAAAACGCCGACGTGAAAAAGAGAACCTGCCTACGAGCAGAGCATTCGCATTATCACGAAATCGTCACGAACTGCTGCGCACCCTATTTGGCGAAATTGCTGTGCACGAGCAACGCTCACGCATAAGCAGTACATGCAGGTTGTACGGGTGCATGTTCAGCACGTGCTCGTCTTAAAACAGGGGATATCCGACGGTGATGCGGCGCTTCGTGTCGACGCTTTGCGCGTGCGCCTTCGTTTCCATCTGAAGTTGGTGAGACCTCACGGCCTGCGCATTTATGCCGATCCGGCACGCCGCCTGTGCAGTCCGCGTAGTACGCCTATCAAGTTCTGTTTGTTTGGATAAACCACTGTAGTCGAGCGGTCCACTACTACCTCAGCCCATGGAGCGAGCTATGAATGGTTTTGTTTGGAAGCAGGTAAATACTTCTAGTACGTACCGCCCGCATAAATACAGCTTTTCAATCGCACGCCTGCTTGCGGCGCTAGCAGTTAGCTTGTGCCTCCAACCTGCGTTCGCAGACGGAGTCCCTCTCCGGCCCGGAGAAGTTTTTGTCACCACGTTCACAGGTGCGGGCTCTACCTGGGGTCATCACGTCAAGCACTTCAGCCCCAACGGCGTGTTGCTGGACAACTTCAACTTTGGCACCAATAACGCCTATTTTGGATCTCTGAGCGTAGATGCATCCAACAATCTCTACATTCCGACTGATGGCACATACGACGAGGCCATCCATACCATCAGTAACAGCGGTGTCATGGGCCTATTTGGCGGTGGATACGCCTTTCCCACGTCGGTGGCATTTGATAACAACGGCAATGTCTATGTCGGACAAAACCCTTCCTCGAACAACAGTCCGGGTGCGATTCTAAAGTTTGACGGCAACGGCAATCTTCTTACTAGTTATTCCATACCTGTCGACCCAAGTACGGGTGATGCGATCGACCACATGGCGTTAGCCAACGATCACTGCACGATGCGCTACACCACCGGGGGCGACAGCATTCACCAGTTCAACATCTGCACCAATACGCAATTATCCGATTTCGTGTCATCGCTCTCTGACCCTTTCGGCGGTACAGAGGTTTTATATGATGTTCGTCAGCTCCCCAACGACAATCTGCTGGTGGCTAGCTGGGATTACGTTTTTCTATTGAGTAGCTCGGGCGGTGTTCTTAATCAATATGAATTTAACGATGGTCCGTACTATGCATCACTCGGTTCCGTCTACCCCGATCCAGACAACCATACCCTTTGGATGGCCGATTCGAACAGCGGTAATGTTTTTCGCGTCAATATGCAAACCGGGGCCATCGTGTCGTCCTTCAGCGCGTATGACCCCGGGCACACTTCAACCACCGCGGAAAGCATCGGCTATTTGGCAGTTGTCCCGGGCAATCCAAACGGAAAGGAGCTTGGCAAGTCGTGCAACTGCATTGGCGATCCCATCAATTCCGCAACAGGGAACGAGTACAAGGATGACGAAGACATCTCGCTGGGCGCTTTAAGCTTCCATCGCTATTACAACAGCCAGACGTCTGTCGCCCCGGCGCACATGGGTACAAATTGGCGTCACACCTTCGATCGGAGCATTGAGTACGTACCAAGTATTGGGCTGACCGTCGCCACGGCATTTCGGCCGGACGGGCGAGAACTCAACTTTACGTTGACCTCAGGCCAGTGGGTTGCGGATCCCGATGTTGCCGATCGTCTTACCCCTCAGACAGATACTTCCGGCGCGCTCACAGGGTGGACGTATTTCGATTCCACTACGCGTTACCAGGAAAGTTACGATAAAAATGGAAATCTACTTTCCATCACCGACACGGACGGTTTGGTCACCACACTGGCGTATAGCACCAGCTCCACACCTAGTAGCGTTGCGCCTGCGGCGGGTTTGCTGCTTACGGTGACCGATCCTCGAGGCCGGGCGCTGAATTTCACCTACAACAGCAATGCAACGGTGGCCGCCATCTCGGAACCCGATGGAGGTTCGGTGACCTATGGCTACGACGGAAACAGGAATTTGACCTCTGTCACGTATCCAGACAAGTCATCACGCCAGTATGTGTACAACGAAAGCACACTGACCAGTGGTGCCAACCTTCCTGCTGCACTGACAGGCGACATTGACGAGACCAGCATCCGCTTCACTAGCATCAGCTACAACACTCAAGGCAAGGCTACGATGTCCATGCTGGCATCCAACATCGCAGAGACCCAGGTGGCTTACAACGCGGATGGTACATCTACGGTGACCTATCCGACCGGTTCGCAGTCAACACTGACCTTCAACCAGCAATTCGGCTCCTTCCAGCGCGCTACCGCGAGTGCACCGTGCGGCGTGCAATGCGATCAGCCGTATGCGTCGAGCACCTACGACGCTAATGGTTACCTCGCCTCGGCCACGGACTTCAATGGCAACGTTACTGTCACCACCTATGATACGAATGGTTTGCTCGATCAGCAGGTCGAGGCTTCCGGTACACGGAATCAACGAGCCACTAACTTCACTTGGAACACCACGCTACGTGTACCTTTGACACGTACTATCGTGGACGCGTCTGGCAACACTGTTGGTTCCACGCAATGGATCTACAATGGCATCGGACAGGTTTTGGCTCGTTGCGATATCGACCCAGGCAACAGCGCAGCCTCGAGATATGCGTGCAGCACCAGCGGTAGCGTGCCGAGCGGAGTACGTCGCTCCACCTATACCTACTGCACCGTCGTCGACACCACGCAGTGTCCTTTCGTCGGATTGACGCTGACTATCACTGGGCCACGAACCGACGTTACGCAAACGACCACGTATACCTATTACCTGACGAGTAGCGCGACGAACTGTGGCACGCCGGGCGCGGCCTGCTATCAAGTCGGTGACATTCACACTATTACCGATGCGGCGGGTCACGTTACGACCATCGCCTCCTATGACGCCGATGGCCGCGTCACGCGCACTACGGACGCGAATGGGATCAATACGGATATGTCCTATACGGCGCGCGGTTGGCTTGCGTCCAGCATAGTAGGGGGTGCTACTACGAGCTTCACTTATACGCCCTATGGGGCCGTGCAAACTGTCACGGATCCTGATGGGGTTGTCACGACGTATGGTTACGATGCAGCTCATCGCTTGGTGAAGATCACTGATGCACAGGGCAATTATGTGCAATACACACTGGATGCGGCGGGCAACAAAACGGCCGAAAAGACCTACGACAGCAGCGGGACGCTCCATAAAAGCTTGAGTCGCAATTTCAATACTCTTGGCCAGCTCACCAAGGTCATGGACGGCCTCAACCACACGACGTTCGACGCCAGCGCTAGCGGTAACTACGACGCCAACGGCAATCTCGTGCAGGACGCAGATGGCCTGGGCATTCTGCGCAAACAGAGCTATGACGCCTTGAATCGTCTAGTGCAAACTATCGACAACTACAACGGCAACGATGGTGCAACCAAGAACACGACCATTCAATACGGCTATGACAGCCTAGATCGGCTCACTCAAGTCACCGATCCTGGTAACCTCAACACTACTTACAGCTACGACGGGCTGAGCGATACAACCGGCCAGGTTAGTCCGGATACGGGAACCACCAGCCGCACCTTCGATGCCGCAGGCAATGTACTGACAAGTACCGACGCAAAGGGCATCACGGCTATCAATACGTACGATGTTCTGAATCGTCTAATCAGCACCAGCTACCCGGATGGCACCCAGAACGTTACCTATGCCTACGACGAAGCAAACAGCGTCACGGGCTGCAGCAGCAGCTATCCAGTCGGGCGACTGACGCGCATTATTGAGAACAGCGTAACCACGGTGTATTGCTACGATGCGCGTGGCAACGTCATTGAGAAGCAGCAAACCATCAATGGGACAACGGATACAACCGGCTATGCGGTTAGCGCTGCTGGGAGGGTAACCAGCATTGTGTATCCAAGTGGGACCCAAGTGAGTTACACCAGGGATGCCGATGGACGTATCCAGTCGGTGAGCGTGATACCCTCGGGTAGCACGACGGCCACCACGGTAGTAAGTAACGTTACCTATCAACCATTCGGTCCGGTCAGTGGCTACACCTTGGGTAACGGTCAGGCCGTTGCACGCGCCTACGATGCCAACTACCGCCTGACGGATATCACTAGCGCTGCGTTTTCGTTACATCTGGCTCGCGATATGATGGGCGACATCACGGCGATCGGCAACGCCAGCGGGGCTAATCCGGCCACCGAAACTTACAGCTATGATCCGCTATATCGCTTGACGGCGGTAACTGAGGCCGATGGCTCTACGCTCGAAAGCGTAACGTACAACCAGACGGGCGATCGTTTGACCAAAGCCGCATCTGACTTGGATACCGGCTCCTACACGTACGGCTCTGGCACTCACCAGCTGACGGCGATCGGAAATCAGGCACGGACTGTGGACGCCGATGGCAACACGACAGCGATTACGCAAGCAAGTGGCACCTACGGGTTTGGCTACAGTAGCCGCAATGTATTGACGGTTGCCCAATTCGCGGGGGCCACTGTTGGCACTTATACCTACAACGCGCTGCGCCAGCGGATTAGCAAAACTGGAAGCGGTACAGTGCGGTACGGCTACGATGAAGCCAAGCATTTGGTGGGCGAGTATGGTGCATCCACGCGTGATTATGTGTGGATGGGCGACATTCCAGTGGCGACCGTCGATGTCAGCGCCACAAGCAATCCCACAAGCACATCTTCTTGCACGTCTTTCTCGTCGTGTCCGATTCACGGTGGCCCAATCAAAGCGCCTTCGCCAGGCACGGGTACTTCAAGTTTGAGCGGAACCATGACGACCACTGTCAACTACGTTTACGCCGACGGGCTCGGCACGCCGCGTGCGGTAGCTAGCAGTACGGGTACAGTAATCTGGCAGTGGGCTTACCAAGGCAATCCATGGGGCGAGGTGGCACCCATGTCAGTAGGTGGCTATGTGCTCAATTTGCGTTTCCCCGGTCAGTACTACGACCAGGAAACAGGATTGATCTATAACGTGAATCGCTACTATGAAGCGCCCGCTGGGCGTTACCTTCAGAGCGATCCTGCAGGTCTGCAAGGGGGAATCAACACATATAACTATGTGAATGGGAGCCCGCTGGACTATGTCGATCCACTAGGGCTTCGTCCGCCGACGTCCGGAGAAATATCGATGCTCAATCAAGTATTCAATAACACCGTGGATTTCTCGAAAGTGAACATTGTATCGGGTGCTGGCTTGGATCCGCGTGCCTGGGCGCCTATAGCCACTGACAATGCTGTCACTCTTGAAAATACTATCCATTTTCCTTCGTCGGGCTACCAATCGGACTTCTCCAAGGCTAATTTGACTGACCAAGCTTGGCTGGCGCACGAGATGACTCATGTTTATCAGTACCAGAACAATCCCAACTACAGCTGGCGCAAGGCAGCTATGGAGGGAACAAGAAGTGACACATACAAATATAGCTTGAGCGAACACGGTTGCTTCAACGATTATCGATATGAACAACAGGCAGCGATAGTTGCGGATTATTATGCTGCCCTGCAGCGGCCATGGTCGCCAGCTCTTCCTGACTATGAATCTCTACTAAACCAGGTAGGTCTTGGCATGAATCGTGGTGCTCCGCCAATCTGGTTTATAGGAGATCGATAAATGAAAAGCGTCTTAATGTCACTTGCTCTTTTCCTACTTGCATTCAATCTCTGTGGAATGTCATCTAGATACACCATCAAAGTTGTACATGACGGTGCATCCTTGATCTCGTTTCACTTTGAAGGAAGTGGTGCGCCTAAGGCTGGTGGCGTGGAAGTTAATACCTTTCTTGTAGTAAAGCGTGATGACTCAGGGCACTGGGACTACAAAAATCCCATGTGGGCATTTGAGCTTTCTCCTGGTAATGCTAAGCCGCTATCCAATGTGACGTATGGCGAAGTACCTGTTGGATTCGCGGAGACAACGAAGGCAAAGCCGCTGGAGCGAGATGTTCATTACTTGGCGGTTGGTCTTACTCCGGGATCAGGAGGGTCTGTCGAGTTTACAGCTCAATAGCGATGGCCAAATGGCCACTGGGCTTAGTCATGTATCGGAGCTGGTGATGAGCGGTAGCCATAGCAGTGATGCAGATCTCATGGAACTTAAGTCGGAGTTGCTTGCTGCCGAAGAAGTCTTGGATACGGAATATTCCTTCGATCTTGCGGAACCACATTATGATCGTTGCTTGGAAATTATTGGCAGGCAAGCCATAAGCCGATCTGACATTGTTGCTCTTATCGGATCACTGTTTTCTTCAAAATCGATAAGTGATGAGCCCGTTGCCGTTCTAGTTCATAAATTGCGCTGGCCGGAATTTCGGGTTTGGGTGGAAAAGGAATTGCATAAGCTAGACCGACCGAGGGTCGATGGCAGGCCCCTGGAAAAGATCCTTGCGGCGTACGAAGACGACTGGGGAAACAGAGTTTTTTACAAAATGTTTTCCTAGCTGTTGCCTCGGTTCAGCGTTCAACTACTTCTAGTATTTGCGACATGGTGGACCTGTCTTGCATTGGGTTGTTGTTGGTGCTTCTGCATGGATAGAGCTCCACCATTCTTAGGAGTCTGATGAGTGCCCCCGGTCCCGGCATAAGTAGTCGAGAACAAGTCCTCGCTGGTCAGCTCACGGTGACTTCACCTTTTATCTCTGGGCGAGGAGGCAATTGACTATGGCTTCGCATAGCCGATTGTCAACAGCCGTTATTGCCATATGCTTGGTCTCGCTCACCGCGTGCTCTTTACCATTCGGCGGCAGTCCGAGAGATATTCGAGTGACGTCGGTGAGCGATGTGGACTACAAAGGCCAGACGCAAATCGACTTTGTGGATCATCCCCCACATCCGTCAAAAATCATTTCCCGTATCGATTTCACAACCAGCACGGACCTACTAGCGCTGTCTGCATCGAAGGACTACAACGTGACCTTCGCGGTTGGACCATGTACCAAAGCCGGAGTGCAGGACAGCATTCGACACTACGGTAAGATTTATTGGGGCAAGCTGCTGATCAATGACAGCACGAAAGCGCCCCCTGAATACGCGGCAGCGATGGCCAAAGGGCCTCCGTTTGCGTACCAAGCATACGTGGAAAGGTTGGCTGCGAATGCCGATCAGGGATCGCTCTGCTTCGCCCTTGCCGGAGGCAATATGTTGGGAGGTAAGTTGAAGTCGAACGTCGCGGTGATTCCCTTAGGGTTGACTCACGAGTGAATCAAACATGTTCTTCGTTAGGTGCCTATTGTTCGCGTTAATAACATCGCCGTGCATGTTCCCAGTTCTGGCTTCGGAAAGTCAGGGATATCAATTCGGAGAGCAGGGCTATGTGTTAACTCCGCAACAAGTGATAACGCTGACGAATGAAGCGCTGGATGGTTCCGGTCGTGCTGCGTTACGTCTCTCGAGATTTTATTCGAACGTGACGACAAATCTTGATGAGGCGTTGAGGTGGGCGATTATTGGCGCGGAAAATGGTGATGCTAACTGCCAGTACACGGCATATGCATTCCTTGATAGCAGGATTTTCTGCCGAGGACAGGAGGCGCGCTCAATTCTGGCTGCATAAGGCGGCAAGCCAGGGTTATCGGCCGGCAATAGAGCGCATCCGAAGCAGTAAGTGATAGAGCGATTGGGTTGCTGCTGTTGAAGTTCGAGCGCGCCGTACAATCCCAAAGCATCACAGAACGTGTTGTTGGTTGCTTAGCCGACGTTTGTACTGTCGGTGTCATTCCCATCGTCTACTGCTGTGTGGTCACTGATTGCTGCTCTATTTTCCAATTCAAGCGACGTGAGATAGCCACCGCTGCCGTCGAGCTTGTGCGTGGCCTTGGCGACAATCCATTGGTAGGCGGTGATAACATCCGGCCAGTCCACGAGCTTCACCGGCACCTCGGGAAAGATGTCCGGCCGACCGATGGCCAGATCCAGCGTGAACGTCGCTGCGCCACGCTTTACACGCGCCAGTTCGGTTTCGGCGGCACGGCTAGCGTCGGCTTCGGTGGGGAAATCTCCGCGCAGGATCTTTATGTGCCCGTGCTTGCCGGCAAGTGCTAGACGTCCGCGCGCACCGTTCATGTCATGCCAGCGAGCTTGCACACCTGTATAGGCGCTGCGGTCGATTTCCTGGAAATGATGGCGATCGCCGCTCGCGCGCCGGATTATCAGCGAAGGAATGTCCGTGCCGCCCGCTGTTTTCGCCTCGCCGATCGGCGCGAAAATTAGGTGCCCATGCTTGACCGTGGCCACCGCATCGAAGTGCTTGCCTATGCGGCGAAGCAGCGCCATGTCGCTTTCGGTTTGGTCGAGCTGCGCGATGGGCGCGCTCGCCAGCTTGCTGGATACGTGCGGCGTAAGCCCATGCTCGCCGGCGATCACGCTAACGATGTGGCCCACGGTGGTATCGCTCCAGCTGCGTTCCCTGCGTGTAGCCAAGGGTCCGGCCATACGCGCACTGCGTGCCCGCACCGTGATGGTATCGGGAGCACCGCGGTGCTCGACTTCATCCACGATATAGGAGCCCTGCAGGCACATGCCCGACGTGTCGAAACCCAACGACACTTCGATGCTGACGCCCTTGCGTGGCATCACGATGCGACCGGTGGTGTCTTCAAATTCCAGCTCCAACTGGTCGGCATGATCTTCGCGGCATGCCACCAACGTCATGCTGCTCAAGTGCGATTCCAGGCGGCGCGTGACGTCGGTACCGTCCACCACCACCTTGAATACCGGGCGCACGATCGCGCTGCGTTCACTGGCCATCACCGCGTTCCCGTAATGGCCGGCTCATCGGCGGGCAGGTTGTCCGACCGGCACAGCGTCAGCGCAAAATCCACCCGCCGCGGCGTGCCGTCGTCAAAGAGATAGCGCTGCGTGGTCTCCAGGCTCTGAATGAAATACACCCCGTACACGTAGCCTGCGCCATCGACCAGCACATACGCCTGGCCGCCACGTCCCATGGTTTCCAGTTGTGTGATGGAGGCGAGCGTGCCGGTGACGCCCGGCGCCACGGTGCCGCTCAGGGTGATGATCTCCTCGCCCGGGCCGAGGTACTGGTAGTTGTCGCGCTCGCCCACGCGCACCGCGGCGCCGTGCTTGAATTGCATCTGCCGGCGCAGTTCGTCGTAGGCGGCCGTTTGTAGGCCAAACGCAAACGGCCCAAACGCCATCAGGGTGTAACCGGCCATCTCAGCCCTCGTCCGCATACGCGGAGTTCGCCCGCGCCCGCTGTGCTCGTGCGTGATCGTTGAGCGCATCCTGCACGGCGCGCTTGACCTGCGAAGGCTCCGCGCCGCGCGCATCGATGTGCACCTGGTACGTGTTGCCCGCTGCAGTACGCGCGCCCATCGGATCGGTTGCCTGGATGGCACCCTGACCCGTGGCGCCGGGATGGCCGGGCGTGCGGCCGATGGCGTCGGCGACCTGGCGCGCCCGCTCGCGGTCGTTCGGCATGATCCATTCGATCGGCACGCCGCCGGCGGGCGCTGGACTGTTTCCAAAACTGCGCATGCGCGCGATCAGGTCGCGTACGCCCTGCAGCTTGTCCGCGATCCACTCCAGTGTTTTGCGCGCGGCGTCCTCGACGGTCTGCCACATGGTCACGAACCACGCCTTGACCGGCTCCCACTGCGTGACGACCCAGCCGGCGGCGGTGCCGATCGCTTCGCCGAGCCCCACGAACGCCCTCACGGCCATCGTGATGGCGTCGATGACCCCGGCGATGGCGCCGCCGACCAGCGTGCCGAACGCAACACCGTTCTGGCGGGCGGCGTCGAGCTGCTCACTCGTCGCTTGGAACGGTTGCCACAGGTGCGACACCCAGCTCCATACCGTCGCGAGCATCGCTCCCAGCGGCGCGACCACGTCGTGCAGCGCTGCACCGAAGCGCTGAAACGCCGGCCCCACCGTGTGCGCGATGCCCTGACCCAGTCCTTCGAACCACGCGCGGATCGGTCCCCAGTAGCGGTAAACAACAAGCGCGGCGGTGGTGATCAGGGCAACCAGGGCAAGCATTGGTGCGCTCACTCCCATCACTGCGATCGCCGCGGCGCGGGCGCCACCGATCAGCAGCGGAAACAGCCGCGCCAGTCCCACACCGCCCCCGCCGCCGAGCGTGAGGCCGCCCATGCGCAACAGAAAACGCAGCAACGCGAACTGGCCGATCAGGCCACCCAATCCGACCATCAGGCCGCCGATGACGGTGGCGAGCACACCCAGGCTGCCGGCGACCAGCACGATGCCCTTGGCCAGCCTCGGGTGGCTTTGGTTCCAGCTCGTGAGGCCGCGTACGGCGTGGGTGAGCTTCTGCAGTCCGGCGACATACACCGGCAATAATTGCGTGCCCAGCTCGCGGTAGAGATCGGACTTGCGCGCGAGCAGCTCTGCCTCCTGGCCGGCGGCAGTCTGCCGGGCTTCGTCGTAGAGTGCGTTGACGCCGTAGGCTTTCGGTGCCGCGGCCAGGTGTTTGGCGATGTTCGCGCGCTCCAGGTAGAGCGAGGCAAACAAGTCGCCGCCCTTGCGCCCCGAGAACAGCGCATTGATCTTGCTGATGACCTGATTGTCGCTGAGCGTGCCGTTCGGATTGAGCCGCGGCACGACGCGTGTCATCAGGTAGTCGAACGGGTTGGTGCGATACAGCTCACCGTCTTTCAGCGCATCGGGCAGCATCTTGGTGATGTGGCCGGTCTTGCCGTACCTCACTGCGCCGGGATTGAGCAGGCCAAGTTGCGCGAGTTCTTCGGCGGCTTGCTGGGTGCTGCGGCCCGCCGCCCAGTTCTGGTAGGCGGTGGCCAGTCCCGTGCCGGCGCGGTGACCGCCCATCTCCTGCATGGTGTGCAGCATGCCGAAGAAAAACGGCGTGTCATCGAGCTGTTTCGCCGCGATGCCGCCGGTCTTGATCATGTTGAGCAGGTCTTCGGGCTTCACCAGGCCACCGGAGGCGACGTAGGCCTGCGTGGCGAAATCCAGCACCTGCTTCAGCCGCGTCGGATCCTTCGCGGCGCCGCGCAGTTCGGCCACCTTCAAGAGGTCCAGGAACATCGCTTCGGCGTTGGCACCGTGGCCCTCGCCATGGCCGCCGTTGGCCATCACCGTTTCAATGCCGAACTTCATGCGCGCCAGATACGGCGCGACCTGTTCGGATTCGTGCATGTCGCGCAGCACGCTGTAGCTCTCCTTCAAGAGCTTCAGGTTCTCCGTGGCGCTGGTGCCCATGATGTCCATGCCGCGGGCGAAGGTCATCGCATCGCTCACGGTGGCCTCGCCGACGCCCATGGCCCGCAACTGTGCCACCTGGGTCTGAAACGCCTTGGCCTCCTCCATCGCTGGACTGAGCGCGCCCAGCACATGCTGTCCGGTGGCCATCGCGGCTGCGCCGCCCACAGCCAGATGCGTGCCCGTGGCCTGCGTGCGCGACAACGCGGCGCGTGCGGCGCCCATGCGCTGCTGTTGTTGCGTGAGCGTCTGCAACTGCCGCTGCTGCGCGTCCATTTGTTTGGTGGTCGCGGCAACGGCGTCGCGCAACTGGCGCTCGTGCTGCGCCAGGTTGCGCGTGTGCATGCCGGCCGCGGCCAACCCTTCGCGCATCTGCTGCAAGCGGCGCGTCTGCGCCTGGTACTGCCGGCCGAGCGTATCGGCCTGACGTTTGGCCGCGTCGAACTCACGCCGCTGCGCACGGGTCGGCGCTGTCGTGGCCGCGATGGCTTTACCGAGCTCCGTGGCGCGCGTACGCGCCGCGTGCATCTGCGCGGCCAACTGCTGCGTGCCGGCCTTCAGCTCACGAAAACCTTTGAGATCCGCTTGCGCCTTCTCCAGTTCCTTCAGGCGCTGGCGGGTGTCGCGCAGCGCCTTGGAGGTCGCCGACGAACTGCCGGCGATGGCCCGTAGCGGTGCGGTGGCCCGATCGATGGCACTCAACAGCACGCTTAGTTTGAGATCCATCACTCCTCCACACCGTTGCGAAGGCGCGCCTGCTCGCGCCAGTCCATCAGTTCGGTCACCTCCATGGCATCCATCACCGGCGGCGCCCAATGGAACACCACCGCGATGTCGGCCATCGCGTCCTCTACGCGGGCGGGAAGCCCTCGCGGCTCGCTCGCGTCAACAAAAAACCGGACACCTCCACTCCGAACTGGGTCAGATCCGCCGGATCCAGGTTCGCCACCTCCATCTTGGTCAGCGTGGGCTGCGTGATGCGCGGCAGGACGATTTCCAGCGCGGCGACGTCCATGTGCAGCAGGTTCACCAACTGCGTGCCGCGCAGTTCGCCGGACTTGGGTTTGCGCACGGTGACCTGGGTGATGGTTTGCGTGCCGCGCTCGATGGGTTCTTCGAGCATGATGGTGGCGGCGGTCTTGCGTTCGGTCATGATGGATTCCTTTGCGATGGCTTGCCCACAGAGTGGTGGCGGGGGCTAAATGAGGGTCGTGATTGCGAAAGGGATTGCAATTTTCTGGTCGTGATTTCAGTTTTTGGTGGGCAGATTCCCGCTCACTTAAAACCAAGAGGAGTTATGAAATTTTTAGCGATCAATCTTGAAAGCGACCCATATTTCATGCCGATTTGCTCATATTTGAGTAGCCCACATCACACGCGGCAGGAAACGGAAGAGCTGTATTGGAGTGTCACGCACAAGTTGCGGCAAGCGTTTGCGGCTCCCGAGAGCGATTGGTGTTTTGGAGCCACGCAAATGGGGTTGTCGATTTCTGAGCTGAAGATCATCGTCTTTGCCGCCCTGGTGGCTGTTCGTGGAGCTTTGTCCGATATCTATGCTTACCAGTGACCCATGGCCGCGCGCTGCGCGGCGAGCATGTCGACGCCATCGACGAGGAAGAGATGGTTGATCACGTCGATCTCGAACAGCACGCGGCCATCGACGCTTTCCTTGTAGTAGACCAGCGGCATGGTGAACTTGGTTTCGGACGATTCACCGGCCTTGGCCTCGCCGCGGTCGATCTCGCTGTAGCGCCCGCGGGCGACGATTTCCACCGCCTGATAGAAGCCGGTGTCCTCGGCCTGGTAGGCGCCGGCCCAGCGCAGCTGCACGGCGCCCACGGACGTCGCGCCGAATTGGCGCAGGGCGCTGCGCAGATAACCGGCGGCGGCGAAGGACAGCTCCAACGCTTCGCCGCCCATGTCCACCTTGATGGACGCATCCAAGCCGCCGGGGCGGATCTCTTCCATTTTGCGTGCGAGCTTGGGGAGCGTCAGGCTGTTGACCTGGCCGATGAACGATTCGCCGTTCTGGAAGGTGTCGAAGTTCTTGAGCTTTCTGGGCAAACCCATGGTGGTATCCTCGAAGGCGTAACGGGGAAGCCGGGGCATGCCGGCGGCGGTGGCCGCCGGCATGTGTTTAGGCGTTATTGGTGGCGGTGATCGCGGTCATCAGGTCCGCGATGTACGTGTCGGTGAAGGTCTGCCGCAGCGTGAGGTCTTCCATCGGCGGCACCGGCGTGAAGTCGTAGGAGAGTTTCAACTTGCCCACCTTCACGTTGCTGGTGTCGTTGAGCGACGGGTCGAACCAGCAGTGCGCACCGAGCAGGAACCCTTGGCGTGTCAGGTCGCGCAGCTTGGCGTTGATCGCTTCGACCAGATCGCGCACCAGGCTCGCATGCATCGGCTTGTCGCTGTACTCGAACACGCCCTCGCCGATCGTGGCGGCGACGATCTGTGCGCTGCGCGTGTAGTTCTCGAAGAGATACTCGCCGTCGTCGCAGGTGCGCGAGCCCCAGAAGCGGAACCCGTTGCGGTTGATGAGGGTGGTGATGCCCGCTTCGTTCAAGAGATCGGCATCGGTGCCTTCGGTGAGGTAGTCGAAGTACACGTCGGCGCTGATGCCGGTCACGCCATTCACCGGCACGTTGGACAGCACCTTGTGCCAGCCGGTGGTCTGGTCGATCGATGCGCGCAGGCCCAACGCGATGGCGATGGTCTGCGCCGTCATGGTCGCCTTGGTGGCGGTGTCGAAGCGTTGGAAGTCCGGCCAGACCAGCATCAGCTCGCGTGCACTGAATTGCTTGCGATAGGCCACCGCATCCGTAAGCGTGGCGCAGCCGTGGCAGGCCACGTAGGCGAAGGCACCCAGCCGCTTGGCGGTGATGGCGATCTCCTGCGCCACCTCCGGCGTGTCCAGGCCGGGCGCACCGATCAGGCGCGGACGTAGACCTAAGCGCGCCTCGGCGGTGAGCAGGGCCTTCAAGCCCGTGTAACGCCCTTGCGCCGTCGTGGTGCCGATCACGTTGGCGCTGGTCGTGCTGTCATCGGTGCCGTCGGCCACGCGCACCACGATCACCGGGCAGCGCACCTGGTTGTCGATGTCCTGCAAGGCTTTGGCGAGCGTGCCCTTGATGCCGGCCTTGGCGATACCGTCCTTGGCCTGCGTCAAGAGCACCGGCGTATCGAGCGGAAACACATTGGCGTCGGCATCGGTCGCGGTGACGACCAGGCCGATGACGGCGGCGGAGACGGTCTTGAGGGTAAGCGGCGCATCGGTGGTTTCCTCGATCCGCGCACCGTGGTGGTAAGCCGTGGACATGCGTTAAACCTCGTCGGGAGTAGGGGGAGCGGTGAGCGCCTCGGCGGGCGGGACCACGCCGAGGTCGGTGATGACGTGGTGCGCGCCATCGGCGGTCCAGTACGACACGCCGCGGTAGTCGGGAACGATGTCCCAGCCGTCGTGCTGCGCGTTCCACTGCGGCGCCTGGTGCGTACTGACGGAGGGCGGTGCGATCGTCGTCAGCGTGTCGGGCAGCGGTTCGCGCGGTGCCGGACTCGCCGCGCGCTGGCCGGTCGCTTTCGTCCACACCGGTGTGCGGCTGTAGTCGGGAAGCGGACGCCACGCGCGTGCGTCGCTGTCCCACACGTTCGTCAGCGGGGTGTCGTGACGGTGCACCGGCGGCGCTTCCGCGGTGGCGCCCTCGGGCACACGCTCGCCGAGGGCAAGGGTGTTGGTGATCGGCGTACAGGTGGCCGTCTCCCACAGCATGACGCGGCGAAAATCCGGGACGACCTCCCACGCGCTGCCGTCGGCGTTGAGCCGCGCGCGTTCGTTCGCGCCAAGGGGCTCGGGCGGCGCGATAGCCACGACGTTGCGCGGCAGGAAGTAGGTCGCTTCCAGGGGCGAGAGAAACACCTCCACGCGACCTAGGTATTCGCGCGTGGTCTCATCGAAGCTGTAGGCGTCTTTCGACGCGGGTAGTGATGCGGTGTCGGTCTCGGACATCGTGGAGGCCTGCTCAGTAAGCGATGAAATGGAACATGTGCGTGCCGGCGGCGAGGTTGTCGTTGCCACCGGCCGCGGCGACGGTGATCGTGTGGCTGTGGCTGCCGCCGTTGGCCAGCGTCAGGCCGTGGGTGTGATCGCCCACGGCCGCAATCGAGATGGTGTGCGTGTGGTTGCCGGCGCCGTTCATGCCAATGGCGTGGCCGTGGTTGCCCTGCCAGTCGGTACCGAAGTTGTGCGCGTGGTTGCCCGCATCGTTGGTTTGGCGCTGCATGTTACGGAACGCGGGACCGCCGCCACCCACATAGTTGGAGCCCGTGCCGTCGCCGAACAGGCTGTTGAGCGTCACGTGCGAGTGCTGGCCTTGCGCATCGGTGGAACCGCTGTGTGCGTGATTGCCCTGGCCATCGGTCCACGCCGCATGCGCGTGATCGCCCACGCCGCTCGCGCTCGCACCGTGGCTGTGGCCGCCGCCGGCGGTCAGGGTGACGCTGTGGCCGTGATCGCCGGCCGCCACGCTGCTCGCGCCGTGCGTATGCGTGAGCAGGGCGCCCGCGCTGTAGGTGCCGATCTTGCTCGCATCCACGGTCGCCTTGATCACCGTGCCTTCGCCCAGGCGCGGCACGTTGAAGGTGGTGACGCCGTCCCCGGCGCCGTAGATGGTACCGATGGCGGCGAAGAGGTCCGCGTACTGCGTGCGCGAGATCGCCGCGCCGTTGCAGAGCAAGGTGTAGGGCGGCGCCTGCTGACCGGCCGTGACGATGATCTGGCCGGGCACATACCGTGCGCGCGCATCGAGCTTGGCGGCGAGCAGCGCGACCAGGCCCGTCACCTCGTCCATCGCGTGCGTGTGCTTGGCCGGCGGAAAGGTCGGGCCGATGGCGGCGAGGAACTCGCTGCCGGTGGCGAGGGCCAGCAAGCGCTTGGTGTAATCGGAAGGGGCATTGACGCCCAGGCGCGCATTCAACGCAGCGAGCAGGTTGGCCGAGGTCAGCGCCTTCTGCGTGTCGCGCCCGACCTTGGCCTCCTCGTCGCTGGCGAGCTTCACCACGCCAAGCGTGTCGGGTGTCGCCGCCGGATTGACGAAGCTGGTGTCGCCGAACGTGATCTGGCCGGCCGAGAGCGAGGCGAACTGCACATCGCAGGCAAGCAGCATCACCGCGCCGGCGGATTTCTCCACGATCACCTCGGCCTGGCCGTAGGAGGCGAACAGCGTGCCGTCGGCCAGGTAAAAGCCGAAGCCGCGCACGCTGTAGACGTCCTTGCTTGCGTCGCTGAGCGTGACGTGGATCGTGTCGGCTGCGGTCGCGCCGCCGGCGATCGCGGCGATGCGTTTGATTTCGTCCGGGACGGGCTGGCCGGACGTGAATGCGGTGGCGGTCACCGTGGCATAAGCGATGCGCACGGCGTTGGTGCCATCGCCGGCGGCATTGCGCAAGGCGGCGCGGCCGGCATCGGTGATGGCGAACAGCAAAGCGGCCACGTCAGACGGCTCCTGCGACTTGGAGGTGCGCATACGCGACCGCGCGGCCGGCGGCGAGAACGCCCACGGTTGCGCGGGCGTTGAGCCCTTGGGTAAAGGTGAAGTGGTCGCGCGCGGATTTGGTGCGCGTGACTTCGGCGATGACGTCGTCGACGAATGCGGCGGAGGTGTCTTGTTCCACGCTGTCGGTCAGCGTCAGCGTGAGCTGAAACGTAAAGGGCTCGCCCGGCGGTTCCTGTTCGAACCAGGGACGCACCACCACATGACCGCCGAAGGAGGCGACGACGTCTTCGACTGATTGCGCGGTGCCTTGCTGCCGGGCGATGGCGATCGCGTGACGCACACGCATGCGCTTCACGGCTTCGGACCAGTACGGCTTCCAACTGCGCACGCCCAAGGACCAGGCAAGCCAGGGCAGAAAGGCCGCGGGGATCGTGTCGGGGTTAGCGAGCGTCGCCAGCGGCGTGGCGAAGCCGAGCAACTCGCGGCTCACCTGCACGAAGGCGCGCTCCATCGGCGTGGCGTTGGGCGGCACGAGCTCAGTCACCGACGCCTCCGGATTGGATATCCACCGCCGTGCAGTAGCCGGCCTCGGTGTCGCTCACGACGAGCGTCGTGGCCGGGGAAAGGTCGAGCACGTCTTCGACGCCCGGTACCTTGAGCGCGGCGTACAACCCCGACAACGTGATGTTGCGGCCGATGCGGCGCGACTCGGCGAGGTACGTCGCGAGGCTCGCTTTGGCAGTGCTGAGCACCACGTCGGAGTCCGGGCCGGCAAAGAACGCGAGGCGCGCCGCTACACGGAACGGTCGAATCGCCACCGGCTGCACGATCACCTTGTCGGTGAGCAAGCGGCGCGTTTTGACGGTGAGGTACTCGGTGACGGTGTGCAGCAGTTCGGGCGAGGGCGTGCCATCGCCGTCGCGCGCCATGACGGACACCACCACCGTGCCCGGTTCCGGGCTGGTGACTTTGGCATCGAGCACCTGACCGGAGGCACTGCGCGCTAGAAACTCATAGGCATCCGCCGGGCCGGCGGTGGAGTAGCCCGACGGGGCGAGCTGGCAGCGATAGAGAAGATCGTCGTCGCTCTCGTACACCGCGTCGATACCTTGGTCGGGAATCGCTGGGCGGATGAGCAAGCGCTGCACGCCGAGACTCGCCGCCCAGTTGTCGAGGTCTTTGCCGCGTGCGGTGGGAAGAAAGCACGCGCGCGCATCGTCGTTCTTCTTCTGCCGTTCCTGCAGCACGAGGTAGGCGAGCACCTGCAGGGCTTTGCGGATCGGGTCGGATTCGACGGTGGCGGTGTAGGCAGGCCACAGTTCGCGCATGCGGCGTTCGGCCATCGCGAGCAGCGTCTCGTAGTCGAGGCGTTCGACGACATCCGGCAGCGGCAGCTGGTTGAGCTGGATCGTGTCGGTCATGCGCGCACCGCGAACGTGAGCGGGACCGATAGATCGAGCGGCTTGCCGGTATCGGTACGCGTGCCGGTAAGATCCAGCACCCAGCGGCCACGCAACGCATCGACGGCAGACAGCGCGACGCGTGTCAGCGTCAGGCGCGGTTCCCAGCGCATCAGCGCGGTGGCGGTCGCGGCGTAAAGCTGCACGCGGGTGGCGGCGTTGCCGGGCGCATCGATCAGGTCCGGCAGGCGGCTGCCGTAGTCGCGCCGCATCACGCGCGTGCCCACGGGCGTGGCAAGGATGTCGGCGATCGATTGCGCCAGGTGCGCATCGCCGCTCAGCGCGCGGCCGGTGCGTGCGTCCATGCCCATCATGGCAGGGGCTTTCCGCTGATCCCGCCGCCGGGCTGCACGTTGGCGTGCGGGTGGTTCGTCAGGCTGATGGCGCCGGCCTTGACGTCGGCATCGCTGGTGATGGCCTGGCTCGCATGCACGGTTTGCGCGAAGGTCGCCGCTTGCGAGACACTGAGTTCGCCGTCGATGGTCACGTGGCCGGTGAGGGTGATACCACCCGGCGCCGTCACCGCCACGCGGCCTTCGGCGGGTAGCGTGGCCCTGAACACATGGGTCGCCTGGTCATACAGCACCACCGCGCCATCGCCGAAGGCCATTACGACGGTGTCGGCATGTGCCTCACTGGGTACATCGAAGGCATCGCAGAAGATGCCGCCGATGGCGACGCCAGCGCCGACGTCGCCATTGGGCGAGAGCACCATCACTTGCTCACCGATATCGGGCGGCGCCCACGTCTTGGTGGTGCCGGCGCGCGTGGCGAGCCACGGAAGCGGGCGCGTGAGCAAGCCGCCGAGTTTGACCTGCACGCGCTTGCCGGCAACGGCGTGTACCGTGCCGAAGCGGATCAGGTTGGCGAGTTGGCGCGGGATGTCATCGGACATGCCCATCATGCTGCGGGCATGCGTGAACGCGCGCAGCTACGGTGCGTTCTGGATCATGCCGCCCAGAACACACCAGGATGCCGGGGCGACCGGCGCCACCGCTCCGTCAACAGAGGACGATGATGTCCATGTCGGATTCCTCGTCGTAGTCCATTTCCCAGCAGCCTTTGCGCACGCCTTCTTCCACCGCCTCTTGCAGCGATAGCAACTTCAACGGCCAGGTGCCCGTCCTTTCCTTGTAGATCACGCGAAGGCGGTGGAGGGAGATGATGCGATGACCGGTGGTTTCGGAGTAATCCGCGTTGCTTTTCACCAGGTCTTCGACCACATGAAAAAACGTGTCTGTTTCCATAATGACCTCTTCCGTCGTGGGTCTCCATCGCAAGGGTGGAGACGTTGGTCATGCACGTGTTTCGGGGCGTGATCCTGCGTTGCCTGATGTAAGTTAGTTGTGAATCTGGCGTGATGGACCCGCTTTCCGGTCATGCGCACCGAACGGATGCGCGCAGGGAAAGCTCAGCCCCACCGCCTCGGTGTGACCGTCACTCAATTTCCGTTCGGTGCGCAACTTAATGAACATGGCCCTTTTCGGCGGATCGCACTGCTAGTCGTGTGGGGTTCCACCGGTGCCTGCTTAAACCATACTTTCACCGAGCAGATGAGTCTTGGCGACTATTTAAAAACGACAATGGCGAGACCACTTTCGTGATCGACGACCAGCGCCCAGAGACCTTTGCGAGCGCCTTCGTCGAGCATTTCCTCCACGGAGGGAAGGCCCGGTGGGAGTTCTTCTGCGTAAAGTTGCAAGGACAGTTTGAGATGCGCTACGGAGATCGTCCAGGCGTCCTTGGCATGCGAGTACATCGAGAAATTCCGTATAGTCCGCTCGATCAGGTGTAAATAATCCTGCCTATCCATGCCGCCGACCTGCTGAAAATCGCGCCGTCACAGGCGCAGGATGACCGTGGCAAGAGTGCTACTAGAGGAAACAGCCTGGCGCCGATTTATCTGCCATGACTGTTACTTCATTACGAGAGTGTCGGTTTTGAAATGGTCGCCAATATCTCTTGTCCAAAATCCGCGGCGCTCCCCCTCTTGAAAGGCATCTTCGGGCGAAGCCAGTTCGGAGGGCCACCGATTCGAGTATTCAAGGAATAGGATTTCCGCTTCCAGACCGGAGATTTCCCAAGCCTTGCGAGCGACCGAATAGGTGCAACGCGCTCGGAGCGCCTGCACGATGAAACGAAAATAGTCATCCAAGGTCATGGCATCGTCGCTCGCAAATAGCCGTGGCGTGGTGACTGTTTCTTGTGCAAGGATCAAGGGTTCTGACTTATCTCTCGCTCCCATGTTGAGGGATATATCGCCACAGCGCCAGTGACGCATTGATCCAGATCAATGAGGAGTGACGTGAAGGGCGCCAGGGGAGGCCGCCTAGACCCTCGCTGGCATGATGCGCTGCGGAAGTTGCGCGTGCTGCGGCTTTGCAAGGAGGAGGAGAACATCGGTGGCATCCATGGACCGATCCAACTGCCACAGTCCCTCGCGCGCCCCATCCGCAATGGCGTCATGGATCAACGGCAGATCGTGGGGAGCGAGCTTGATGTATCGCCTGTAGACAGCCATGAGTTCGGTGACAGAAATCGTCCAGGCATCGTGCCATCTCGAATATGTGGCGTTCATCACCGCCAGTCGTGCGATGAGGCCACGGAAGGTTTTCCGATCCATTGCCGTACCAAAGTCAACCACCAAGCAAACCGGTGGGGGAGCATGGGTCTCTTCACGTGGTAGTAGCGTGTTATGCGTGTGAAAACCTAGCAAAGGACAACCATAACTTCATCGCTGTCCTTGTCGTACTGCATGGTCCACAGGCCATCGCGGGCACCCATTTGAAGGGCGTCATCCAGGTCCAATTGGTGTGACAGGTCGCCCGGTTCACCGCGTACGATACGATCGTAAACCGCCGAGAGATGGGTTAAGGAAATCGTGCACGCCTTCTGGCTGTCCGAATAGGTCGCGTTCGCTTCGATGAAATAGGCAACGATACGAAGGTGTAGTTTCGGGTCCATGGCCGGTGAGTATGAGGCCATGGCCTTAACTGGCCCCGTATTTGTTTTATTCGACGCTTTTGTCGTTCAAGTAGTCGAGGAGACGATGGAGGATTTTTTGACGCTCGTTTGACGTGAACCCCAGCAGCGGTCGCGCGGGATATCTCACTGTCGGTCCACCGGATGTGACGCGATCCATGCCGCCTTCCTGATGCACACGCGCCAGGCGCGCGACGCGTCCGAAGAAGCCGACCTCGGCACCGTCGTTCGTCACATTGATTTTTAGCCATCGCGCCGTGCGCAGTTTGACGAACATGGCATCTTTCTTCCGACGGTGGGCGCCACGCTTGTTACGCAGTGAGGTCGTGCGTCGTTTGCGTGCCACATACGTCGTGCCGTCCGGCGCGATCTGCGCGGCGATGCGTTGCTGCTGCGAGCGGCGAAGGTCGAGCGCGATGGTACGCGCGAGCTGTCGGCGCTGTGCGGGTGCAAGCTTGGCCAGCCATGGCGCCGCCCACAGCTCGAGCTGGGTCAGGTCGTCGACCACTGCCACGTGCTTGTGGGATCGGCCGGTGGTTCGGCCGGGTGCTCGAACGTACCGCCGTCGCCTGCGTACACCGCTTCGGTCAGATCGATTTCGATCGATACGTCGGCCAGCTCCGACGTCATCAATTCGCATTCGAAACGAATGCCGCGCTCCGCTTGCGCCGGGTTCTTGAGCATGTCCGGCTGCTCGACCGCCACCCACGCAATCACGGCCTTGGCGAGCGCATCCATGTCGCCGGCAAAGTCCTGCACGATCGCGGTGAGCTGGTAGCTGTACTGCCAGCCCGCGCCGTCGGTAGCTGTTGCCACGAGCTTGCCTTTCTCCACGAAAATCGACAGACGCTGCGGATCGCCGGCCAGCTCCGGCAACGCGGCCAGCAGCGCGGTACGAAAGCGTCCCGGCTTGTTCATGGCGGTGTGCGGCTTGCACGGGTCGTCGCCTCCAGCCGATCGAGCACCGCGTTCAATTGCTCGCGGATTTGAAGGCAGGTGCCGTAGTTGGCGGCGACGACGCCGGCGGCTTCAGAGGCCGTAACGTCGGAGGCCGTCGCATCAGTAGCTCCGGCAGGGCCGGGCAGGTCACTCGTGGCGGCGGCGTCGTGCACGCGGACAAAGCCGCGAGGCAAAGGAAAAGCGCGATCGGTCGCAGGCGTAACATAGGTCGGGATCTCCTGGTGCAGCGTGTGCGTGGTGTCGTGAATCACGCGCACGCGGTCCACGTACTTCGTGACGATCTTGACGTCGAGGCGGGCGGTGGAGGCCTCGAACAGCGCGGCCCAGGTGTCGGCTTGCGCGCGGGCCAACCGTGAGGACAACGCCGCCGTGTGGTGCCGCTGCGAGGCGATCACGGCCAGCGCGGCGAGCAGCAGCATGCCAAGCAGACTGGCGAGCGGTTTCAGCAGCGGGTTCATGCAGCGTCTGCCTCCGCTGGCTGGAGAACGCCTTCCATGCGACAGCGCGCGATCTCGCAATGGACGCCGTCGAGCTCCGCGCCAAGGAAGCGGCGTCCTTCCATCAGTGCGGCGACGCCGGTGGTGCCGCTGCCGGCGAACGGGTCCAGGATCACGCCGCCCGGTGGGCACACGCGCACGATGGCGCGCATCAGGTCCGTGGGCTTGCCGGTGACGTGGTGCTTGTCCTTCTGACGGATCGATTCGACGTGGTAGCCGGGCAGGTAGCCGACCGCTTCGCGCGGCGGCATGTCGCCCTTGCTGCCCCAGACCGCGTATTCGGCGCCATTGCGGAAACGGCCTGGCCCGCTCGGCCGGCCGGCGGGTTTGAGCCACGGCACGATGCCGCGCCAGGTCGCGCCGGCGGTCTGCAGTGCATCCGTGGTGCTGGGCAGCTGCCGCCAGTCGGTGAAAAGCACCACCGGCGCACCGGGCTTGGCCACGCGCAAGGCCTCGGAAAGCCACAACGTCACCCACAGCGTCCAGCTGCGCTGATCGCGGTTGTCGCCGCTGAAGCTGTGGTACGGGCGCTGCGTGCCGGTCTGCACGTATTTCTTGACCGGCGACTGTTGGCGTTGCGTCATGTGCAAGCCACCGGAACTGTAGGGTGGATCGGTGATGATCGCGTCGACCGACGCATCGGGAAGCGTGCGAAGAAAACTCAGCGCTTCACCCTGGTGCAACTGAAACAAGGACACGGTTCTACATCTCCACACGGTTGAGCACCCAGCCCAAGAGGTATTTGCGCTGGGACGGTTGGGCTTCGGTGAGTTCCAGATAGCGCGTCGCCTGCACGCCGTTGAGGCCACGCAGCAGCGCGGTAATGCCCTGCGGCCCCCGCCAGCGCAGGAAGGCGCGCAGCGCATCGAGCGTGACGGCGCCGAGGCGGCCATCCACATGCAGGTCGCCGTAGCGGCTGCCGGTGTCGTTGAAGCCATTGAGCCAGCGCTGCAGGAAGGTCGTGGCGACGGCCGTGCCCATGTTGACGCCCGTATCGATCAGCTCCGCGCCGATGTTCGGTTCGATCGCGACCACGTCGGCGAAGCGCGGCTCGTCCACGTAGCGTTTGCGGTAAATCGCACGCGCGATCGTCTCGGGCAGGTCTTTCATCGCACCCGTGTAGCCATAGGCGCGCGCGGCCGCGAGGGTGATGCCCCACTTGGTTTCCTTGCCGGGATCCATCGGATCGTTGGTATACGCATCCCAGCCTTCGGCCTTCATCACGGCGGTGATGAGCTGCTCGATGCGTTGCTCGGGAAACGGGATCATCGCGTATCCCTCCGCCCAATCCGTGCGAGCCAGGCCCGCGGCGCCCGCACGACATGCGCGAGGTTGCCGCGATGGATCAGCACGAGGATGGCGATCACCGCAGTGAGCAGGGCTTCCAGTGGTCCCGGGGGTGGCCGAATACCGACCACGAGCTTCACCGCCGTGGCGGTGCACGCCACGATGAGGAGCCAGGCCATCCACGCCACCCCGTGGCGATGGCGCGAAGCACCGCGGCGAAAGGTCAGCAAGCGCCCCACGATGACGGTGCAGGCCACGCACTGCACGAGCGGCCAGAGGCCGACCGGAACAAACGGCAGCGACATGATCAGTCTCCTTTGCGAAACAAGGTGGCGAGGTCGAACGCCTTGGCGCGCTCGATCAGTTGCACGGTGAGCGTCACCACGAGCGCGCCGGCCAGGAACGCGGCGATGGCCGTGCTCGTGAGCGGCAGGTGTGCGATCACCTCCGGTGCGGCGAGATAACCGACCACCGTGCTGATGACGAGATAGATCACGCGGCGAACGAGGGGCAGGTCGCGTGAGCTGGTGACGAAGAGCGCGGCGCCCGCCACCGCACCGACCAGCGCGTTGCCATCGACGCCGGGCAGAAGCGCGGTGGTGGCGGTGGCGGTGCCCAGCACGGTGGACGTGGTCAGCGTGGCAATCGTGGGTTCGGACATCGTCAATCCCATAGCTGGATCGTGGACAGCACCCGCGTGCCCACGTCCTGGGCGTCGGGCAGCACCACCGGCGTGCCCATCGGCAGCACCGGACCGAGTGCGGCGAGGCCGCGGTTCATGTCGTAGACCGTCTCGACCACACCGGCGGTGGTGCCGAACACGCGCCAACAGATCGCGTCGACCGTGTCGCTCTGCTGCGCGTAGACGGTTTGCGTCATCAGAGCAGCTCCACCACGTTGCGCGGCCGGCCGAGAATGTCGGCCACCGCCCAGCGCGCATTGCGCCGGAAATCGTCGGCGGAGTCGGCTTCACCTTGGGCGCGATAGTCGCCGGCACGGGTGTTGTCCCAGTCGCGGTACTTCTCGGCGATATCGGCCTGCACCGTGCTGGCCACGGCACGCAGGTAGCGATGCACCAGGGCGCTCGCGCCGGCGAGCGTGTCGCCCACATCCGCAGCGCTGTCCCAACCTTCGCCGATGCGCGCGGCCTTGTAGGTCGCGAGCTGCGTATTGACGTCGAGGATCGCCTCGATCGTGCTCGCACGCAGCCGCTCGGCGGTGACGTTGCCGGTCAGGCGGGTGGACGCGCGCAGCATGGCGAGATCCACATCGGGCCAGAAGCCATCGTTGGCGATGACGCCGTCACTGGTCGAGGGTGGTGAAACGGTACCGCCGTTGGCGATCACACTGCCCATGGGTGTCCTTTCAAAAAAAATCCGGCGGTGGACGGGTGGGTCACGGAGCGCTAAGCGCAGTTCACCACCCGTGCCGCCGGGGCGCCGGGGGGAGGCTCAGGGGCCGCGCGAACGCGGCGAGGGGTGGCCGGCCGACGGGCCGGAGTCCAGTTGACGCAGTCGGCGCTCCACCTGCTCGATGTCTTTTTTTGCACCGACCTTGTCGTGCAACTCCACCGCACGGCGCAGGTGGACCAATGCGCGTTGCGGGACGTGCTCGGCCTGGTGTCGCCCGATGGCAAAGTGCAACTTGGCGCGTACCTGGTCGGGCATGTCGCGCGCCGCGGTGAGCGCCAGGATGGTTTCCAGCACGTCGACGTCAAACGGCTTGCCGGCATCGTAGGCCTTCAACGCTTGCACCGCCGGCTCTTCCGCAATGAGCGTGGCCGGCGTGCGCTCGAAGCGATCGGGGAGCGAGAGGTTGTGGTCGAGCACGTAGCGCGCGACATCAAGTGCCCCGGCGTAATCGCCGATGTCGATGCGCCAGGTCAGCACATAGCCGAGCACGTCGTCCTGCACGCCCTGACCGCTGGCGAGCACGCCGGCGACGTAGTCGGCGTAGTCATCGAGGATCTCGCGCTTGATCGCAATCTTGCGTTCGACCGACTGCACCTGGTGCAACCGGCGACGGTCGGCATCGAGCTTGGCACGCATCAGGCGATGCGCGCGGGAGGTGGCGTCGTCCACCACCGCACCGGGCGCCGCCTGCGCGGTCGCCCGGGCCGCTTCCACACGCATCAGGTGCGCTTGGGCGGGAGAGAGCGTCATGGCTACAGCGCACCGCCAGGCGTGGTCGACCAGTTGCCGAGTACGATGTTCTCGATCAGTACCGCGCCCTGCAGGCGTTCGACCACATACGCGTCGTTGCTCGACTGGTAATCGGCCACACGGTCGTAGTCGGGCTCATCACGCAGCAGGCGGCGGCGTGCACCGGCCTGGTAGTAGATCGAGAGATTGTCCGGGCGGGTGATCAGGAGCTTGTCGCCGGGAAAATAGGGAAGACCCAAGCCCTGCAGGCCGCCCATGGTCTTCTGGCTCACCAGGATTTGCGTGGCCAGCTCATCGGTCGCGCGCTGCGTCTGGTTGATCTTCGGGAAGTACTTGTCGTGCATCAGCTTGCGGCCCACGTGGACGCGAAGGCCCGTGTCTTCCTGGAACCACGGCGCCAACAGGAGGAGCGCGTCGTAGACCAGGGCGTCGAGGTTTTCGTAGTCGCCACCGGGGCCGACACGCACCTGCTTGCTGCCCGCCTTGGCCTCGCTCATCACCTGCGCCGGAGCTTGCTCGCGCAGGATTTGCAGCCAGCCCTTGTTGACGTCTTGCAGCAGCGGGTTCTTGCCGATGTCGGTGTCGTCGGCCACGCTGGTGCCATTCCAGCCGATCATCAAGCGATCCAGCGCCTGCTGCTTGACCAGCATGGTGGAGAGGCGCGTCTGAAAATCCGGGAACTTTGCCCACGCATCGAGCGTGGCGTAGGGGAAGGAGGTGTCGAAGTTGGTCTGGTAACAGGTGTAGGGCTGTGCATCCATGTCGCCCAGATAGCGCGGCGTGCGCTTCTTGTTGTCGGAGGTCTTGGTGCGGCTCGCGACCGGACCGGAGACGCCCAGATGCAGCTTCTCGCCACTCTTTTCGGTGACGGGGTGCACGTTGACCATCGCCAGGTAGTCGCTCGACTCCTGGATGCGGTTTTCCATCGTCTGCTGCACGGACGGCTGGACGTCGAATTTCTCCGACGCGCTGGCCACGCCATTGAGCTTGGCCACCTGGGTGGCGAGGGCATGGAACTTGACGCGGGTGTCGTTCTTCATGGGTGTCCTTGTGGGAAGCGGGGAAGGCGAGACGCGTGGGGCTTAGAAGTCGGTGAGCGCGTCGTCGGTGCCGGTGGCGAGCGGGCGCGTGGCCGTCGAGGCGGGCGTGGTGTTGAACGCCTGCTCCAGTGCCGCGAGGCGCGTCGTTATGTCCGCGAGCTGCTGACTACGCGCCTTGATCTCGGTATCCACCTGCTCGAACTGACGTGCGGTCTGCGCGCTCTGTGCTTCGCCGTGTTCGGCGACTTCTTCCAGCGCGGCTTCGATGTCCGAGAAACGCGCCTCGTCACTCACGCTCTTGCGTGCGAACAGCTCGCGGATCTTCGCGAGCACGCCCGACTTGGCTTCGGGTTCGTCCACAAACTCGATCACCGTTTCGACGGCGGCGGAGAAATGGTTGTCCGGATGCAGCTTGCGTGCGGCGAACGGATTGGCGTCCGGGTTGGAGGCGGCGAACTGCAGCATCTCGGTACCGAGGCTGGCCGGGTTGTCGGTAACGGCCAGGCCCACCAGGTATGCCTTGCCGGTATCGGCGAACTTCGGGTTCACTTCGATGGAACTGAAGACTTTCTGCCCGCGCTTGGTCATCGCGACCAGGTCATCGGTGGGGGTGATTTCGGCGAACAGTTCCAGCTTGCCCTCGGCGTTCTGCGACTGAGAGAGCGCATCCACAAAGCCGTAGTTGCGGAACGGGCCATCGGGCAGCACGCCACGGATGTGTTCGAGGTTGATCGTGGCGCGGTACTTGGCCGGGTCGTAGTGCTCGGCCATCTGCGCGATCCATTCGCGCTGAATGGTGCGGCCGTCGACCGTGGCGCCTTCGGTCGCAATGCGGAACTTCTTGGATTTCTTGGCCATGCAACGAGCCTCGGTGACGTGGGGGCGGGAATAGGTCGCCAGCATCGATAGCGCCGCACGCAGCGGCAACGCGGCGCGGTTCTGTACCTCACGCATAAGAACAACGCGCGGCCCAGTGCACGCACGGGCGTCCCTACGCTGTCGGCCATGCTCATGCCTGCCGTCGCCACCGATCCGCGCACCGTTGCCCGCAGCCTGTATTTCCAAGGCTGGAGCGTGACGGCGATCGCCGAGTACATCAGCCAGGCGCGCTCGACGGTGGAATCCTGGAAGCAGCGCGACGGCTGGGCCGGTGCGAAACCGATCGATCGCGTGGATGCGGTGCTGGAAGCACGCCTCTGCCAGTTGATTGCGAAGGATCACAAGGACGCGCACGACTTCAAGGAGATCGATCTTTTGATGCGCCAGGTCGCGCAGATCGCGCGCGTGCATCGCTACGAAGCGCCGGGCGGTCATGAAGGCCACCTCAACCCAAAGGTGGCCCACCGCAACGCCGGTCCGAAAAAGAAGCCGCTCAAGAACGACTACAGCCCCGAGCAGGCGACGCGGCTACATGAAGCCTTCATGGATTCGTTGTTCGCGTATCAGCGCCAGTGGCACGAAGCCGGGCTTGCGCAGCGCATCCGCAACATCCTGAAATCGCGCCAGATCGGTGCGACCTGGTATTTCGCGCGCGAGGCGCTGGACGATGCGATCGTCACAGATCGCAATCAGATTTTCCTGTCGGCCAGCCGCGCGCAGGCCGATGTATTCCGGCAGTACCTCACGCAGTTTGCGAAGGAGGCGGCCGAGATCGAGCTCAAGGGCGATCCGATCATCCTGCCCAACGATGCGTCGCTGTATTTCCTCGGCACGAACGCGCGCACCGCGCAGAGCTACCACGGCAATCTCTACTTCGACGAATACTTCTGGGTGTACGGCTTCCAGACGCTGCGCAAAGTTGCTTCGGGCATGGCCATCCACAAGAAGTGGCGGCAGACGTATTTCTCCACGCCCTCCGCGTTGAGCCATGACGCGTACCCCTTCTGGTCGGGGGCGCTGTTCAACAAGGGTAGGGCGAAAGCCGATCGCATCGAACTCGACATCAGTCATGCGGGTTTGGTGAATGGTCTGGCGTGTGCGGACGGGCAGTGGCGGCAGATCGTCACCGTGCTGGATGCGATGGCCGGCGGCTGCAACTTGTTCGACATCGACCAATTACGCCTGGAATACAGTGCCGAGGAATTCCAGCAGCTCCTGATGTGCGAATTCATTGACGACTCGGCGTCGGTGTTTCCGTTTGCCCTGGTGCGGCGCTGCATGGTCGATAGCTGGGAGGTGTGGGACGACGTGCGTCCCTTTGCGCCGCGCCCGCTCGGCGATACGCCAGTGTCGATTGGCTTCGATCCCTCCAAGGGGACCAGCGGTGGCGATCCCTCGGGGTGCACGGTGAACGCGCTGCCCACGGCGCAGCGCGACCTGTTTCGGGTGGTGGAGAAGCACCAGTGGCCAGGCCAAGACTTCGATGCGCAGGCCGGCAACATTAAACGCCTGTGCGATCTCTACCACGTCGCCGACATCGCCATCGACACCACTGGGATGGGCACCGGCGTGTATCAGTTGGTGAAGCAATTTTTCCCGATGGCGCGCGCGATCCAGTACTCACCCGAATCCAAGGCGCTGATGGTGATGAAGGCGCAGGACGTGATGGGCAAGGGACGCCTGGAATGGGACGCCGGCTGGACCGACCTCGCCGCCGCGTTCATGGCCATCCGCAAAACCCTCACGCCCAGCGGGCGGCACGTCACCTATGACGCCAGCCGCTCGGCCGACGTTGGCCACGCGGATCTTGCCTGGTCGGTGATGCATTCCCTGATTTATGAACCGCTGGAAGGGCGTGCGGCCCACAGCCAGAGCTTTATGGAGATCTACGGATGAGCAAGCGCAAACAAAGACGGCAACAGGGCAGCCAAGCAACGTCACCGACAGCAAAGGCGCACGCCTTCACCTTTGGCGAACCGGAGCCGATCGACCGTGCCTCACTGCTCGACTACGTGCAGGTGTGGAACAACGGTCGATGGTACGAGCCACCCATCAGCCCGCTGGGCCTGGCCAACATGATGCGCGTGGCGCCGCATCACTCGTCGGCGATCTTCATCAAGCGCAACCTGCTGGTGTCGTCGTTCGTGCCGACGAAATACCTGTCGGTGGCCGACTTCGAGGCCTTCGCCACGGACTATCTGGTGTTTGCGCATGCGTACCTGGAACGGATCACGGCGATGTCCGGGCGGCTCTTGCAACTGAAGCGCTCGCCGGCCTTGTTTACACGCGTCGGGGTGAAGGATGAGCGGTGCTGGTTTGTACCGTACAGCGGCGAGGCGTTCCAGTTTGAGAATCCGGTGTGTCAGCTTCTCGCGCCGGATGTGAGCCAGGAAATCTACGGTGTGCCGGAATACCTGAGCGCGTTGCATTCGGCGCAGCTCAACAAGTCAGCGACGTTGTTTCGTCGCAAGTACTACGACAACGGATCACATGCCGGCTTCATTTTGTACATGACGGATACGGCACAGCAGTCGGCCGATATCGATGCGTTGCGCGAAGCGCTGAAAGCCTCGAAGGGGCCGGGGAATTTTCGGAACCTGTTTATGTATGCGCCGAACGGCAAGAAGGACGGGTTGCAGCTCATCCCGATCAGCGAAGTGGCGGCGAAGGATGATTTTGCGTCGATCAAGAACACCAGTCGGGACGATATCCTCGCAGCGCATCGCGTGCCACCGCAGCTGCTTGGCATGATCCCAGTGAATGCTGGTGGGTTTGGTGATGTGGGGAAAGCCAAGCAAGTATTTATGGAAAATGAGGTTGAACCAATTAAGCTGAAAATGATGGGGCTTAATGCTTCGCTTGGTATCGATGCGTTTAAATTTAGAGCTATGCCTCGCATGCATAGCTGATTTTTCTATGGCTTTGTAAATGTGAGCTTGGGTTTAAGTTGATATTTTTTCTTCGCTAGGAGGAGCGGCTGGCCGAGGATGTCCGGAGGTCCATAGAACAAATCGTGAAGTAGCTGCATTATCTTTGGGATTTATGTTCAAGTCCTTTCGGATTTCCAGGAATAAAGTGGTTAGCAGCTGATCATGGCGGTCTGGACTTCGCTGCTTGTTTTTTTATGCTTATCTCTTCCCGATACGCTTGCAGTGCTTTGATGACACGTTGCGGGGCAATGAGATTTAGGTTGTTGCTTGTTATGGTAAAAGTTTGATGTCCCGTTGGAGTCTCATCGCCTTCTACGATGCCGCTGATACTTCGGACGAAATCCTTGTAATGTTCAAGCTTTTCTTTCCGAAGTTCCGATTCGCGCTCGCGTAATTTTGTAAAAAAGTAGGTTGCCGCTGTCAGTGCAACTGCTCCAGAGGCCGTAATTACGGCCGTCGCAATGTCGGCTGCCATTGTCGCTGCTCCCTCGGGTTTTTCGAAGTAAGAATTTAGGTTGGGCGGGTGAGTTACGCAGTGCTACGATCAACACCGAGGAGAATCGTCTGTAAATCGACTATTGCGACGTTTGATGAGATTGTGGAGTCGTTACGCATTACAGCAACCATTTGTGTGAAAGCGGCTTGCTGTCCTTGGTTCCTCATCGTTGCTCCGAGTCGCTCAAAATGCGCAAATGCGGCGATTGCTTCAGGCGATCCATACAGGCAAATTCTGCATTTTGCATCCGCCGTCCGTGCGCCAAGTTCGTGATCATCACTCGACCTCATTTGATCGGGATTGGCGTGCTCGCTAACGCAATGTAAATAGTCAGTGTACGCCTTGGTTCTAGCCTCTCGATGCACGCGCAGCCCATCTAAGTGGCGAGAAAAATAGTACTGGAGAGTTGCGCCTAAGATCACGCCTAGAAAGGAAAAGAATGCTGTTCCCATCTGAATTTTCCAATGTTTCTGTTTTGGTTTATTCCG